ATAGCCCGAATATCTTTGGGCTTCTTCTGCGTGTTGATCGCAGAGATCGGAGGCATGACGATGAACGGGATTCCGTTGAACTCGTACACGCCACCGCGCATGTTGTCGATCGTCGCAATGTCCCACGAATCTTCCACGATTCCGAGGAAGGCTGGGTCCATGCAGATAATCATCGTCGTCTTGTGCAGCTGGACGTTAGTCCACAGCCATTGCGCAAGCACGCTTTTGATTTCGGGATTCGGACCTGGCGCTTTACGGTTGCCCTTCCGAGTCAGAAGGGTGTGCTGCTTCGCAAGCGATGAACGCCACACGGAGCACATGCGAAATGCCGATGGCCAGAATCCAGCGTTGGTCACAAGCTCGTTGAACGCGGGCTTGTAGCCTTCGGTGATGCCTAGCTTATCTTGAATCAGAAGAATGGTCACGGACGTACTCGTTGATGTAGTGCTCGAAATGAATCATGTATTCCCGAACGAACTCAAGTCCGTACATCGGGTGATCCATGGTGTCAAAGCCAACCCACCAATCTCCATCCGGATTCAACTGCGCCTGTGTCTTGAGTTGCCGGGCTGAATTATACCAGCGCCAGCTAATCTGTCGAGAGCCCGGCCCGGAATAGGAAACCTTGGGCTTCCAGTTCAACGGATAGACTCCATCGATACGCCGCTCTTCAAGAGCGATGATGCTTTCGCGATTCGGCACGAGCACATAGCAACACCAATGGCCATGCTTAATATGCAACAGCATGGCATACCTGCCCTCGCCCGGCATCCACTGATACCGGTCATTGTCTGCCATCCAGCGCGGATACGCTGTCTCCGGCATTGATGTGAGCATGTCTGCGATGCTAGGCATTTGAATCTCCGATTGCATAAGTGAGTGGGGAATTGCTCCCCCACTCATCGGAACGGGTCCGATTCGTATTAGGCGACGGCCGCCTCTTCAGAAGGATTGCCACCAACCCAGTCGAAGCCGACTCGCTCCTGCCCCTTGTTCATAAAGGAGTAGACGCGGACCTGAATGATGTGGCCGACGCCGCCATCGATCCAGCCCGGAGCCGCACCTTCGACGCCGCCCATGTTCCCGAGATTCGGGATGCCGGCTTTCTGGTAGCGACCCTTGAGGAGGCCGATCATTTCTTCGAACGCCGACGGCCAGATCGTGTACGATTCCGACAGGTTCCGATCGATGAGAGTCAGAGGGTCGATCTTTTTGTCGACCGGCTTCACGTCGAGCGTCTTGTAGTCGAACTTGTAACGAATCAGACCGGGACGGCCCTGATCGTCGGTCTCACCCTGCGAGCCCTTGACGTCCTCAAGCGAGAACGTGTAGAGGCCGTTCGGCGGGAGCCGAGTCAGAAGGGTACGAACCGCATCGGTGTTCGTGTTGGCGAGGTCCATAAGGCTGAAGCCAATATCAGCCTGCTGTTCCATCGAATCAACCATTGTATGCACTTTCTCTGTTGTGTTGTTGTGCGCTGGATTCCCAGCGTGACATGACTCAGCCGGCGGCAGCTACCCGCCCTGGTTCAACCCCTTGACGGAGCACTGAGTCATGCTGCGCTGCTAACGCAGGTCGTCGAGGCCCTTAGACCTCAGGGATGCACTTCGGCGGCGGAGTCGGATTCGGCTCGTAGCCAACCGGGCAGGAGAACGGCGTACCGGGCGGCAGCATGGTCTTGTTGTTGGCCACCGCCTCGCAGAAGCCGCCGGGACGAGAGTACGATTCCGGAGCACCAGCGCGGCACAGAGCCGAAATCGAATTATCGACGGCGAGCGAAGGCGACGACATGGCAGGCACGAAGAGCATAGCCGTGATGGCCAGCAGACGGACAGACATACGCATTTGGATTCACTCCTGATTACTGGTTCCATCACCAGCGTGAAGCAGTGAGCTTGTTGGACTCACTGCTCTGCGCCGAAGACGTATCACTTCCAGCGACTAGCGCCATCCATGAAATTCTGCATCGGATCATAGAGCGGATAAGGCTCGTCCGAATCAGAGATGAGATAGTTGACGGACACCCGAAAGAGGTTCGCCAACTTAATCACGAGGTCGATGCGAGGCATGGTTTCCCGTGTCTCGATCCGTCGAATCATGTGCTCACTCACACCAACTGCCCGTGCCACACTGCGACGGTACAGAAGATTGTGCATGCGAAGCGTTTTGACTCGTGAGCCTAGCTGGCTGCGCATGGTCGGCTCATGATAGCCAAGCGCAGGTGGAATGGCACGTTGCTGTGCCGGGGTTGGCGCATCCATAGTTCCTGATTCCTTTGGTTGCGAGTGGTCCATCAATCATGCAGCCTCAACGATGGGAGACCGTGAGGCTGCATGACGGGAGACTACCCCGGTCGACTCAGCTAGAGACAGAAGCCTTCGCTGCCCTCGCTGGCGCCGCCACCCCCAGTGGGCGGATCAGGCAGTTCAGCATCGCCAGATCGAATCCGGGACTGAGCAGATACGTCGACGGATTGTCGGGCATCGGCATCGGATTCGTCAGGGCCGGCGCATCAGTCACGCCGTAGAAGCCGGAGTCGGCCAGGTAGCTGACGGCGCCGAACTGGAGCACGTCGTAGTCGTCGGCGAGAGCCGGAGTCACCATGGCCGCGAGGCCGATCGTCACCATTACACATGCTGTAAGCAGCATACTTCGAATCGGTTTGTAGTTCATGTTAACCTCCTATTCCTAGCAGCTTCATTGCGCTAGGTTGACAGGGCTGACTCGCAGCCCTGCTGATCTAGTGCATCGCACCGCCATCACAACTCGATGGCTGGCTTCTTCTCTCTGACTCGCTGCCTGCGAATCCGCTCGGTGACAATCTCCTTGCCGAAGAGAGCCATGAGGAGCAGGTCCCAGCGAGTCAGCTTGCTGGCTTCCTCTTCCAGCTGGGCTGCCCGCGTAGCCAGGCCGGCAACCGCCGATTGAATCTGACTCAGCTCAGTGTACTGAGTCTTGACTCGCTTGCGCAAAAGCAGCATGACTGCGGCCGCCCGCTGGAGCTGATTGAGTCCGAATACCGGAGTGTACACCACCCGGCCTTTGGCATTGCGAGCCTTCGAGAAGATGAAATTGTCAGCTTCCAGTTGCGACGACTCAGTCACCTGCATAGCCAGCGTAGCCAGCTCACTGCACGCGATCTCAACTGCCTCGTCTGGAAAGGCGTCCTTGAGATTCAGATATTCCTGCGAGAAGATCGCAGCATCCAACGCCGTCGTCATGCCGTCTCCTGATTCTTCGGGACCACAATTCCCGATTCACGCAGCGCATTAATCTGGGCCAGCATTGCGCGCCGCGCGACCGCATTGTCAGCCTCGTTGATGGTGAGAACTTTCTTCGCGTTCTCAAGGAATCGCATCAACTCATCGACGTATTCGATCTCGATGCGGATGGCAGCGCCTTCGTCTTGAAGGAAGTTGAGCTTGCTTTCTGATTCGATCAGCTGAAACTCGGAGCGAGTCCGAATCTCAAGGCCAGCGGAGTTCTTCTTGACCTTGTCGAGAGCTTCCTGCAAACCTTTGCGATCGAGCTTCTGCAAGCTCATTTCGATGGGAGTCGTCATGATGATACTTGCCCTGTTCCGATTTTCAGATTACCCAGCTTGATTCCCGCCGGCTTTGGAGTCTCAGCGGTTACCGGAGGAATAGCCAGCTTCTCTGCCGGAGTCGCAGGCTTTGGCCCGCCGAGCTTGAGTCCCGATGACGCCTGCGCCTTGGCTTTCATTTCTTCGGAAGTCATTTCCCGCATCCAGATTGATTCATCCGGATAGGTAGGGACTGGCCCGAAGAGCTTGCTGAATCGGAACTCCTTGCGAGGATCGCCGATATCATTGGGTGTTCCACCACCCATCCTGCCATGCTCAACCTTGAAGTCGAGCACGCGCGCATTCATGCGATTCACATTGAGCCAGCCGATCTGGTTGAAGAATTTGCCCATTGTGAATCCGTGAGGGAGGGATGTCGATATGACAACGTCTGTCGTCTCCTTCACGATCATATCCTTCTCGGTAATCATGCCGGCCGTCTTGTTCTCCGGCTTTTCCTTGCGTTCGTATGCGCCCGGATGGCCCATGACGATCACATGGAACGGCACGTTCTGCAAGAGTGTAGCCAGCTGAGTCGCAAGGAAGCCAGAGCCTCCGTAAATCTCGCGACTGTATCGGTCGATGTCGAGCAAGCTGACTTTGTTTTTGTCCGCCTGATTCGACATGATGCTCAGCGTGATCGAGGTCCATGAGTCCAGTGCGAACACTACGCCGCGAGGAATCTTGGCCGGGTAGACTTCGACGATTCGATCGTCTGGTTTGTCGTTGAAATTAGGCACATCCTTAGTCCTGACATTATACCTAAATATAGTCTGTGTCAAGAACGCTTCTACTGCAACGGCGAAGTTCACAGGATTGAAGTAGTGAATCCGTTTGCGAGCTTCGAGATGATCCTTGGTGGCTGTCGTAATCGTAGCGAGTCCATTGTCCTTGTCGAAATAGATGACAGTGAATCCGTCGATCGCAGCCTGCACGGCATAGTCAGACTTGCCCATCTTCGATGCTCCGACGAGGAGCAGATGAGTCGAGCCAGCCAGCGCGCCTTGGTATTCTTCCTTGATGACGTCATCTACGGTTGGCATCAGTTGTCGATCCTTCTGAAGTCTTTGAACTGCACGTCGTTGATTCGATGGTCCCACCCGATGTTGATTCTGGCAGCCTCAAGCTCGGCGTACTGCAGAAACTTGAGAATTTCTCCGGGTGAGTCGAGCGAATATAGTGTAGCCACGGAGACGAGGAGATTCGCTGCCATGTCAGTGTGGTCACGCTCACCTTCGTATTCCGCATTGCCGGCGTCAAGCTCACGCAGGAGTCCGACCATGCACATGCAGAAGTACCACGCTGCATGCGATTCCTTTCGATCTGGCATTGCGCCATTCGGGAGGACATGGTGTGCGAAGACTGGATAATGGCGCTTGAAGTTCTTTTCCTCAAGCGTGCGTTGAATCTCACGATAGTCCATTGGACCCTCAGTATAGGTTGTTGTGCGGGAACTCAATGATTCCGCATGCCCATTGACGATAGCCACGACGTAACAGCTGCCACGCCAAGCAGTGATTCGCTTCCCATTGCGCATTGTAGTACTGCCAGATGTGCCAGCACGGAATGGGATCGACGATTCGGAACTGTACCATCACTGTAGTCCCTTCGGTATCTTGCCACGCTCAGATTCGGGCGCAACAGTTTCGCCATGACTCGTCGGTCGCATGCCGGTGATGTCCTCGATGATGTCCCACGCGATGTCACGCATGAGAACCTTGAAGGCATCCTTGCGAACCGGGAACTTCTCGCACAGATGGATTGGCATGGAGCCAAGCTGAATCGTTGTTGTGCGCCCTTCGTGAGTCAATGTGTAGTATGCCACCCACCGAGAGCCAATCTCACGGTAGGCAACCTTGCCGATCTGTGCGTCAGTCATTTGATTCATCCCATCCCATTCTCTCGCCGATGATGTGTGCCACGCTGGGCCACAACTCGACGATGCTGTCGATCCATTTGCGATTCCCAGGATGATCGGCAGTGATCATGATGGGCTCTTGGTTGAGGATAATCATGGCTGGGTATTGTGTGTAGCCAGCATGTTCGAGTCGCACTTCATGCTTGCCTTGCGACGGCCGCTGATACCTTATAGTTCCAGAGTCACCCATGCTTCATACCCCTTCTGTTCCACCGCGCCGATTCCTTGGAACCATGCGAGGATCAATTCAGTGTCACGACTCGGGCAGATCGAGAAGCAACTGCACTCATGCTGGTATGAGTTGCACCCCCCATTGCGCCGAGGGAATCGACCAGTCTCCGCGTATGCGCGCATGCGCTTGAGCCTGTCGATCTTGTCGAACCAGTAGTCTTCGATGTTCTCTTCGGCCTTGTCGAATGGCACGACTTGAACATGCGCCGGGTCATTCGCTGCGAATCGACAGACAAGATAGTAGATATCGAATTCCATCAGCGATTCACCGAGCAGGGCTTGCAGGACCTGGCCGTAACCAACCTGCTGACCCGACCACGTGTACTCGGAACGAATCAAGTTCTCATCCATCACCGTGGTCTTGGCATCCCAGCATGCAATGCGGCCGGTGATCTTGTGCCGGAGAATCGCATCGATCTTGCCTTGCGTAGCCAGCTGGCATAGCTCACCAGTCGCAGCGATTCGGAATACACCAATGCTGGTATGGAAGATGGTGAACGGTACTTCCACCGCCCACTTGCCGTCGATCTTGATGAGTTCCCAATGATCCCATTCAGGCCGACGAATCATTTCCTTCAGCATCGAGGCGGTGTTCTCGAAGCTGCGCACGCTGGTCTTCTGATCCCTCTCACCGCTCCACGGGAAGTGAATCATCAGTGCGATGAAGCCTTCCATCTCGGCCACGTCCTTGCCCTTGCCGTCAGCAATGGCCACCATGTAGGCTTGCCATCCCTCGTGCAGAGCCGTACCAATCTCCGCCGCATAGCCTGAGTCGCGCGGCGGACGACGGTCGAACACATTCAGGAACTCGAACTTACGAGCGCATGATTCGAATGTGTTATCGATCGAGTGACTCGTATAGATGGTACGAATCTGCTCGACCAATTCCTGCGGCGCATCAAGGATGGGCTGCAAGACATCAGCGATGTTGAGTCCAGCGAGTTCCATCACCGCACCTTCGTCTCGATGTTGTCTGTATTCAGCGCTGCCGTGCCACTCAGAGTCGGAACGGCATCGAGCATGTCGAATCCAGCGGAGAAGGCCGACGACGTGATTGCCTTCTTGCTGGCAGTCGCACGCTTCTTGTCGGTCTTCTCGATCTTGGTCTGCTGAATCGTCGTGCTCGACTGAACGAACGCCATGATATTGTGCATATCACCATCGAGCAGCAAGCCACGCATCTCCGGGTTGTCCCGGAGATCGGTCATGATTCCGGCAACGTGAGCTTTGACAGTGTCGTGAACAAGCGGTGTGATTCCAGACTCGGTTTCGCATAGCGCAGCCAGCGATGCCAGCCGGAGTTTAAAAAGCTCGGCCGCGGATAGCGTTGAATCGGGTACAGCAAGAGCGGTCGAATCGCCACTCTCAACAATTGTCGCTGCGTTAATCGGGGCATCGCCACGTCCACTGGAATCGGGACCAGCTTCACCCAGCGAGTCGTCTTCATCTCCTCCGGATAGGCTGCTCTCATCAGTTCCTCTTGATAGCTCGCCGGAGAGGGCGCTGGAATCGGAACTGATATCTGTCGGCGCAGTGGCGGCAACACGCCGGTTGAGACCAGCGAGGAACGAAAGCCCAGTCGCTTTGGCTTGTGGGGCAGGCGCTTCGGCCGGTTTGGATTCCGTGCCTTCGATTCCACTGGTCTGAGTCTCTGCTCCGAGAGCCGACTCCACACCGAGCGCGGCTTCACCCACAGCTGCTGTTCCAGTGCCGGGCTGCGATTCATCACGTGTACCGGCGGCAGGTACTGGTGGTTGGGTCGCATTCTGATTCTCCTTAGCGCGTGCGCGCAACTGCTCAAGAAAACTGCTCATTTCTTCTCTCCGAATACCGCATCGAATGCCTCCAATGCAGTGTGCCTGCGATGAACCTTCCGACTCAACACCAACGCCTCGCGCTCAGTGCCATCCAAGAGGGTCCAACCAAAATAGGTGGTGGTGAATCCGAACTGTTTGAATCCGGACCCAAGCTCTTTCTTCACGCTCGCAAGCTTGACTCGCAAGCGATTGTCCATCGGCCTTGCCTCGCCAAGCTCCGTGATCACGAGCAGGTCCATGCTAGGGTCTGATTCCCAAAGCATGATAGCCCATTCTAGGATCGAGTTAGCGTCCCAAGGGTGTCGGACGGCATCGAGGATGCTCGCGAGGCTTGCAGCATGCCGAGTGCCCCCGGCGGAATCAGGCGGAAGTTGTTGAACTCGGTCTGCCATGTGTTGTCCAGTACTAGAAAGGGGAGGGGCGGAATGAATCCGCATGTCTCATAGAGCCGTTGCTGCATCTTGCGTATGCATCGATGACACCACCGAATGGTCGGGAATCGAGGCCACACATGCAGCTGCCCCTCTCCCCGACCTTTGCAGCCGGTGCACAGTAGCATCACAGGTGGATCATCTGGGTCGTGCAAGGTATGCCTCGATGACAATGAACGCGTCCGACTTAGCTGAATCACGGGGGTGACCATGCCACCCACCGTAGGTTGAGATACAATCGCCACACACGCGCAAGTCAGGCGTCTGACTGTGGGTGTAACACGTGGCGTACTCGGACTCGCAACAAGCGCATGTTGTCATGCGATGAACGCTGACGTACGCAATGGGATTCCGAATAAGCTGGGCCATCACGCAGCTCGTCCATCTCGCAGGCCACGCTCGTAGCCCAGATTCTCAGCCGCCTCTAATGCGGCATTGTGACGAGTGACCATGTCCCAGTATGCCTGCGCAGCATCCGTTGATTCATTAGCCATGGCGAATGCCATGTTAGCGCACGCACGCTCGGCCTTGCGCAAGGCTGTGATCAAGCTGCGCTCACCACCAAGTTTGATTCGACAAGCCGGATCATCAGACGGGTCGAATCCAAAGTGATCCCGCGCAGCATTGGCGTCAGTGAATGCCTCGCCACAATGAAAGCACACCCACCCATTGACATTGGGAATCGGAATGTCCGCCATCACAACCACCCCAATTCCCGGAGTTTCCACTCCTTGATCTCGAGAGTCAGCTCGATGCCGAGGCCGGAGGATTCAATCTCCTGCTCCGATGCATAGCTGAGAAGCTGCTTGGCCACGGTTTGCTGATCGCCATCGCGATTCATAAACCATGCCTTGCCGGTCTGGCCGGTGACCATCACTGACACCGTACCATACTTGTCATTGCTGTTGCCGAGTCGCGTCATTTCCGTTCTTCCCGTTCCTTGATCGTAGAATGCTCGATGGCTTTGTTTTCAGCCCACGATTCGACAAGCTCCTCGATAGTCACATGCCATTCTTCGGCCATTCGAGCCAATACCTTGTCAGTGAATGCGTCAACGTAGACGCTGATAATTCTGCCTCGCTCACGCATTGTCCGCCTCCGTCAACCGCACCTTCACGGTCTTGAATCCAAGTCCATCCTCGCCACCCATCATAGCCTGATAGCTTCTGATCTTGGTGGCGAGGTCCTTGCCGCTGATCTTCTGCTTCGACAGGGCGATTCGCATGCCCAGCTGAGTGTAGAGAATCACGACTCTCGACTTCGCGCGGGTAACCGCAGTGTAGAGATTCTCGCGGCTCAACATGAACTTGTTCGCATGATGCACGACGATGATTGCCGTCGGCATTTCCGCGCCCTGCGCCTTGTGAGTCGTCGAGGCATAGGCGATCTGGAGCTGTTCGATTTCAGCGTTCAGATCGTAGTCACGTACCGCACCGTTGTCGAACTTCACCGTGACAATGTGACTCGCAGGCCCGCTGATCTTATCCTTCGCAGCATTGGCACTCAAGCCATCCGCGATGGAGTCCAACGAATCATCTTCGCTCGCCTCATCAAACATCGGGCCAGCCGGCTTCGGCGTGCCGTTGATAATCATGTCGCGGCGATTGCGATTCACGTCCTGTTCTTCACCCACCAGCCGGCGATCACCGAACCACTAGGAGTATGACTTGATGTCGAGGATTCGGCCGGTCAAACCATTCGTGATTCGATTGAGTGCCATCGGCGGCTCATTCTTAGTCGCCATCACACGATAGCCAATGGCAAACTTCTTCGTGCCACGCTGGCAGTCGATGATGATTCTCGGCACCGAGGGATCAGTGAACAGCTGGCTGAGTGCCTGATTCAGCGGATGCTGGCCGAGCAAGTGGCCGGCGTCCTCAGTGTTGAAGCCATTCATCGGCACCATGATGCGGTCACGGAACGGGTCGTAGACCACTGATTCATCCGGGTCCACAGACTTGTCCAGCCGCTTCTTGCTGAGTCCGTTGGCAATCGCGATGACTTGGTCATGCGCCTTGTGCACCTGATGATCGATCTCGTAGCCGATGACTCGCCAATTGAGATTCTTGGTGTCATCGAATTTCACGACCTCATCGAACTTGCCATTCAGAATCGCATGCGCAGTGTCGATGATCTTGTTCGCAGCCTCATCCGACTGGCGATGCACGACAGTCAGTTCGCACACCGGCCATTTCGCCAATGCGAATCCGAGAATGCCCATGCCAATCGGCGGCGGCAGCTGATTCAGATCGCCGATGAAATAGAACCGACAGCCCGGCTTGGCCGCATCGAGGACCATGTGCCACAGTTCCAGATTCACCATCGATGCTTCGTCCACCACGATGACGTCCCACGGCATGCGCAGGTACTTAGTGTAGGTCGGCTCGAATCGCCAGCCTTCTGAGCCATCCGGCTTTTCATACTTTGCAGGCTTGAAGGCCAGCATCGAGTGAATCGTCATGCAGTTGGCTTTCCAAGGGCCGGGCATATTTTTGCGCAGCACTTGAGTCGCCTGCCCTGTGAATGCGCACAGAGCGATCGACGGGACACGCGAATGTGCCGCACGCTCCATTGCCTCTTCACGAGCCTCACGAGCATCCTCCGATTCCTCGTCGAGGTCTTCTTGCTTGTGATACTGAGACATGTCGACTTCGCTGATTCGCAGCGGCTCGATCCCGGCGGCAAAATCGCCATTCAGCAGGACATGCAGCAGCATGCGAGTCGTCGTCGTCTTACCAGTGCCGGCCGCACCGATCATGCAGCCATACTGCTGATGTGCGAGAGTATGCACAGCATGAACCTGACTCGGGTCAGGAGTAATATTGATTCCCTCCATGATGTTGTAGATCGCCATCGCACGGATGACGGCCCGGCGCGCATGATCGTTGTTGACCTGCACGCTGAGTTCAGGGTCTACCTCATCATCGAATCCGACCGACACAAGTTCTTTTGAGAGCGGTATGATTTCGCCCTCCAGAATCTCACGTTCGCGCGTAGTCAGTGCAGCCTCAGGATACCCTTGCCGCTCCGACTCTTGATGCAGTATCTCTTGCTGACGTGCGATCGCGTCAAGTGTCTGTTGCTCTGCGAATCGCTCTTCATAGTCCACAAGGTCAGTCACGTTGTCCATGCCAGCGACCTCTTCATCGTCAACCGGCCCGAGTGTCTCGAACATCGAATCAGACTCTGCGTGATGCCACAGATTCCGAACGGTAGCCGCGCGCATACCTTCATCAATGCGACGCTGGCGGTAGCGGGCATAAAGGCCGTCGGCCTGAGTTGGGGTGGAATCAGCGCTAGAAGAAGCCACTGACTCCACCCCCTCCGCTGGCGCGGCTGCAACTGTCTGTTCCTGCGACTCCACCGAGGGGGACTCAGGTTGGGAGTCGATTGGGCCAGAAACGGCAGCCTCCCTTGCAGCACGTGAAGCGGCTAAAGCGGCCGCCAGCGGAGATACCTTGGGGGTCACTGGTGATGTGAGAGTCACCGGACCCTTAGCGAGTGTCGCGGCTCTCTGTGCCGCCAATGCCTTGAGAAAATCACTCATTTGATTCAGCCTTCTTAGGAGCGGTAAACACGTCGCCCCATGCTGCGGCGAAAGCGTCAGTCTTATTCTTTGCTGCCTTGTTCGATTCGGCAGCGGCCTTCTTGGCCTTCGATTCTTCGGTTACAGGACGGCCGCGCTTTGCAGCGGCCTTGTCGGCGGCCACGTAACGACGCGGATTCTCGTTGTTGACCTTGAATAGATTCGAGTGCTTCTCGCGATCGACGGCCGCGAATGTGCGCTGCTGATAGACTTCACGAGTCCAAAGCTGGCCGTCCTCGATGATCTCTTCTTTTGAATCACGCCGAGCCAGAAGCTCAAGCGCAAAGTGATAGACGGAATCGATCGTAGGCACGCCAGTCTGACGCAGCCGGTTAAGCCGATCGCCTTCATGCCGCGTGAAGTTGAGATTCCGGATCGAATACTTGGCGTCAAGCTCGATCAAGGCCGAGAACAATTCGTCGATCTGCGGAGTTGATTCAAGGCCACGAATATATGCGGCCATGTCGATCGTCGCAGTAATGCGCACGACTTTCTCGGTATACCGCATTTCTTTCTCACGCAACTGCCCGGCATCGAACAACAGAGTCGAAACCAGCACAGACAGCTGGCGAGTCCAATGGGCATTGGCAAGCGCCAGCTTATCCTTGCTGAATGTCAGGGAGGGGGCAGGGCGGGAGGTCTCGATGATTCGCATGGCAATGTGATCGAGGATCATCTCGAATGCGCCGCCGATGTCCGAATCACTCGGAGCCTCAAGGCCGGCACCAATGCCATGCAAGTCCAGCGCCACAATGGCCGACCGAATCAAAGCCTCGATTTCTTCGCCATTCAGCATGCCAAGCGGAAAGCCGCTGATAAGGCAGTAAGTCTGAGTCAGTTCGGGCAAGGCCGCGAACACGCTGACAAGCTCACGAGTCGCATAATCCATGAATGTTTCCATGGGATCGAGCGCGCCAAACTTGGCGAAATTAAACTCATGGTCTACCAGTTGAGTCGTGAAGGTGGTGGTCATTTTTGAATCCCTGAATGGGTTGAGCGGTTAGTCTTTGAACGTGACAATGGTAAGCGGCTCAACTTTGAAGCTGATTCCGTTTGCCAGTGCCCACGAGGCGAATCGCACATATGCATGCCGTGCCGTGCTGGAACGGAAATCATATGTGCGGGAATCCGGGAACTTACCCGGCTCTGTGTGAGTCACGACAAGTGTCGATGTAGACACGTCGGTCACTTTAGGCTTGGTCTGATTCATAGCTAGTTGCCTTGGTTTGAATCGGGCATGCGTTGCCCTGCGATAATCGCTCCATAGAGCGTAATTGATTTGCCGCCGCATGTCAATGATACTTAGTTACGCCTAAGAACTGTGACATTTTTGCAACACCCGGAATTTGTGACTCCGGGTGCATCACTAATGTCGAATCAGAATGCTCCGCCAGCACCGCCACGGAAGATTGTGTTAGCACCGACGAAGATTACGCCCTTGGCCATGATTCAAAGTCCTTTCAGGTCAAAGACAGTATTCACGCCACCCTTGTTGAAATGACTGAACTTGCCTGGATTCCGAATGTTGTACAGCCGGTGTTGAATCTCATGCATGTAGAGCGCACGTCTCGCCATCGGCGTCGATTGCTCGGCAAACCAGTAGGCCATTTCCTCGAAAGCCATCGACCATGAGAGCAATGCTTCCTTGTTTCCGAATCGGAAGTGCACATCCCACACGCTAGCGATCGACGCCATTGGCATGATGGTCGGGTCATCGCCGATTCCGAACATGTTGAACGCCTGAGTCTGACCGCCAACATCTGGCCGAATCAAACCGTTGGACATTCCGCGCGCCTGCTGACGATTCAGCTTCTCAAACCCGACAGTATGACTGAAATCCCCGATCACCCATTTATGAATCGTCGATTCCAAGCGAAGCGTATCCAACGCCGACTCATGCAGGGCCATCCGGCTCATGTCCATTGAATCGAAATCTTGATTCAGGACGGGCACCGAACGCATCGCTCCAGTAGCCCCGTCACCCTCTCCGTTGCGCCCGAGAATGGATGTGCGAGCAGTCCAGAATCCATAGTCGATGAAGCCCTCGGGAGTCCGAACATGGAACTTCGATCGACCCGGCAGGCTCCAATCCGCATCGCCGGCATTGCCAGTCACCACCTGCCCGCCAGTCATATGCTCGTGAGTCCGAGGCATGAATGGCGGGATGTAGGTGATGACATATTCAGGCGCGCCCTGAAACCAGCTGCGAATCAAGATGCGCTCGCGATCAGTGAGTCGACGGAATACCACACCGCATGCTTGAAACCAACCCCAGAAGCTCACCTTCCGTGGAGTCGGAATGTCATGGTCGAATAGGATCATCGGAGGGACAGCCTTCTTCGACTTATCCTGATTCCCGGTGATGCTGGCCGCTTGGCAATCAGCCAGCGTGTTGCTCAGCGATTCAATGAACTCACCTCGAATCGGGCCGATGTAGTTCCGGTAGAACTCAAGGTGCGCCACTTCACGAGGGCCCGGCGTTGCATAGAGTTCGAATCGATCCGTGTCTTCATTCGGTCGAATCCGCATCAGTGTGGACTCATGCTGCGCCAGTGGAGTGTCGCCGGGAATGAGGCTGATGCAGGCGTCGTACTCAGCGATTCGGCGCATGATGTCGCTATCGAGGAATGCATTCTCCTTATGACCCACGCGCTCGTAGTAGGCGTGAATCTCTCGGCTTACATGCTTTGCCGATGCAGTGCCGGTTCCGATCGCAAGGATGAATCCCTTGTCATCGAAATCCGTTTCGACCGGCTCGATCAGACTCAGGCAGTATGCTCGGCATGCGACATACATGTCCTGAATCGTACGCTCAAGCCAGTCGGCCTCGGCCTCGGCCAGATACTGATCGGGAATCGGGAGCTTGTCCCAATAGCCCTTCTTGAAGCGCCCGCGCCTTGCATGCAATTCACGCTGGAGATTCAGAATCAGCATGGCAAATTCGTCGATGACTGGATCGTTGCTCGGATTCCAAGCAGCGAGCATGTTCGACATCTGGGCGGCACTGACTTCCGCATGCGCAAAGAAATCGATCGGTGTTGTTATGTTGCCGAAAATCATAGCTGATTCATCCGTGCGAGTTCTTCCACGAACCACTGCACGAGCACAGGATTCAATGGGGAGTTGGTCCAGGAGGGAACGCGATGGCCGGTGCCCATGCGAATCTGGGTTGCCCACAGGCTGATGCCGATTGCCAGCAGGCTGAGCCCATGTGCCATGTAGGCCGACTTGTTATCCTGATAGCCACCCATGTCGGGATCGAGATCATCAGGACTGAGAATCAGATGCTGCACGCCAATCTCGGTATAGGTGCCGAGCGTGTACTCGCCCATGAAGAAGCTTGCTGCCCGGTCATGATTCAACATCAGCCAAGGCGGGAGAGTCGCAGGCTTCAGACTCACGTGCACGCCGTTGTCATGAATGGCCGTGCCCATGCTCGCAATCGAATCCCACCACATGAAGTTGGCGCGATTCTGGAGAGCGAGGCTTTCGTCGCGATAGGCAATTGGCGAGAACACTGCATCGAGAATGCCGGCATCGAGCAATAGCGTGATCAGTTCATTCTGAGTCGCTGACTGATATGCCTCCGGCATAGCAATGCCGCCGAGTCGCGAGGACTGAAGCAGATCATCACGCATGGCCGGAATCATAGCGATGGGCATACGGAGGGAATACTTCCAGCCAAGCTCAAACGAGCGATCGAAGAACCTCCGCACCCACTTGATGAAATGCGCTTCGATTCGCTGCCATGTAGTCTTCTGCACACCGCGTGCTTGCTGACTCAGGTTGCCGTTCTGGATGGCGGCGATGTGTGGAATTGCCTGCCGCTCCAGCTTGGCTCGCTCTGATTCAGAAGCCAGCATGTATTCGGCTGATCCACGCAGATTCTGAATAGCCGCGCGGCCTAGCAAGCCCTGAGTCGCCTGCATTGTTTCTGCTGTTCGATGTGCGAAGTGCGAATCGAATTGGATCATCGGAATGCCAGATACTTTGCACCGCTTCACAGCCTTGGCCAATGCCGGCGTGTCAGTCCAGCCACCGCTGATTAGCGATGCTTCGTTGAGTCCATCGAGATCGCCGAAGGCATAATCGAGATTGGTTGCAAGGTTGAACTGATTCGCATCGTGGAAGATGGAAAACTCGTCTAGCTTGCGCGAATCACCATCTTGCAACAACGCATTTACCTTCTGCCGAAGCATCTCGTAGGTATTCGGCGCCAGCCGCAATGGCTCATGCCGATCGCTGGCAATGCCGACTGCGTCGAAATCAAATTGATTCATGATTCATTTAATCCTTGTTGATGATGGCGACAATGCAGATGATGGCGACCAAAGCAGCGATTCCCAGTATCGCATAGAAGAAGGTTACGCTATTCATGATTCATGCCCATTCTACCTTCACTCCCCACTGATCGAATCCCACGCGCAGATAGTAGCCAGCGCAGATTCGAGTGAAGTTGTCCATCGTCGGCTGGAATCCCCACCATTCACCGAATCGCCAATCGAATCCATCAGTGTCGATGATGGTGCCAGCGATCTCGATCCTGCGTGGCCGCATATCCTCCGGTATTTGATTCCAATGCAGTCGATTGGTCAGAATCAACCCAGGGACCATTTGCGGCCACACCAGAAACGTCTCGATTCCCTTCTGCCGATCACGAGTCAGCATATGATCGATTCGCCAAGGCTCGGGCACGCCGCCATCATTGGTGCGTTGCATAGGACCGGCAGCCATTGATTCACTCATCCTGATTAGCTCCATTAATTCAAGGCATTGAGATAATGAATTAAGCATTGATAATTAACTATGTCAATCGTGTGCGGAGCCTGACCTCAAGCCGCATGCCGGGCTATTATAAGGCACGGGCGCGCACAACCCAGCGACTCGAATCACCATTGGTGCGGAAGGATTGATTCAGAAGGATAGCCCGGCGCGGCTGCCCGGCCCGGCTTCTCAACCAAATCGCACATGCCCACATGCCCACATGCCCACATGATTCGAATCGAAGTGCTCAACGGAACACGCGGTATGCGCGGTATGCGCAGCATGCGCAGCATTGGTGAGTGAGCAATCGGTTGGTGGGCCTGCGGCCGGGAATTGGAATCATTCATAGTGATGCAGGGATAAACGGAACGCGCGGTATTTGCAGGGTGCAACGGAACACGTGGGAATCGACTCACCATCTTAAGGGAGAAAGAAGTTAATTGATTAATTATAAATTTAACCCCCCACCCCTATGTAGATATTCAGAATAATGAATCACGATGACTCACTGCATGGCAGAGGGGTTCGTGACAGAACTTTTCAAAACTACCTAGGAGGGGGGGGTCGCCAAACTAATTACTGAATTATTATTCAGATTGGAGGCATAATCAATTAATTCGTTAGGAGGCCCCTGCAATCTCTCTGAATCAATGTGCGCTCTGAATCAACAGAGGGATTCGCATGCATAATTCGGCGGGCGTGATATATAGCAGAGGGATCGGCTGCGGGCTGGCGCGTGCCCACGCCCATGCGCTCGCATGCCCATGCATGAGGCACCGGAATGCCGGAGTCCGGTCACTAGCCGGAAGCCATCCGGCCCATCCCTCACGCGAGGCACATTTTCCCTCTTGCTATCCTCCGGCATCGGCGTATTGTGTTTGTCAGCGGGACGGCAATTTCGCCATTTCCCCCGCGTTGGAGACTCACCAAATGACTTCGATTCGTTCGATTCTCATGTCCACCGTTGCGAGCATCGCCTTTGCCAAGGCCGACGAATCCGGCAGCCAGACCGGCACGGAATCGACCACCGCCCCGGACGCTCCGGAATCTACCGCGCTGGTTTTCCTCTTTGACGAAGAGAAGATCAAGAAAATCAAGGCGGCGATTTCGGACTACGAAGTGTTCGATTCGATCGACCTTGCAGCCGCGAAGCTCGAAAAGGCGATGTCGGCAACCGAGAACTTCTACGGTCTGCCGGTGCAGGTGAAGGGGTTGAAGGCGGATGGCACCATTGATTCCGACCTCTACGCCGGCCAGCGCGCCTGCCTCGCGTACATCACGGCCAAGGGCAACGCGAAGGAGAATCAGAACTCCGGCATCAAGGGCATTCTCTTGTTCCCGGTCCCGACTGTGGCGCAGTTCATGCTGAACGAGGCCGGTCAGCAGTTCATCGACAAAGTTGTAGTGAAGGAAGTCCGTCTGGTGGCGTTCCGGCAGGTCCGCGACTCGACCAGCCTCTACGACTTCACTTCCGGCATGGAGCGCATCCCGAGCAATGCCGATGAATACGCCACGGAATCCCGTCGCGGCGGCATCGACACGGACACCTTCGATGCCCTCTGGCCCGGATTCAAGACTGCTCTCAAGGACCGCAAGCCCGAGCACTACGCCGCGCTTCCGCAGAAGAAGCAGTTCTTGGACGCGCTCCGCTCGGCCGACTACGCCAAGAACACCGACGAGACTCGCGCCTTTGAAGAAGGCGGCTGGTTCGCAAAGTATGCTGAACTGCTCATCGGCGCAGCGGCGAACAACAAGGACGAAAAGGGCCAGCCCGACCCGCTCGACTCCAACAGCCTCAAGGACTGGCTCGCGAATCGTGACACTCTGGTTCTCGAACGCGAGGGCGGCAAGCCGAAGGATTATTCCAAGCTCGGTTCGGCCGCCGATTTCGACCTCGGTATGTAATCGCCGCAGGCTCACACAGAGGGAGGGCGCGGGATTCGCTGCGCCTTCCCACTTCAACCCCCTCAGCAAAGGCATTCAGCCATGTTCACCACCTTCACAATCACAAAACGCGGCATCCGCTCGCTCGACTTGCCCGCGCAGGACTTCACCTATCGACTCGCGACCGAATCCGAGATCGCCGCATTGCAACAGGAGCCGGGCTCCCCGCATGTCATGTTCGCTTGCACCGCTTGCGGCAAGACGCACTGGACCGCAAAGAACATCGCCCTTGGGAATCATGGCGGTTACACTGGCGCGCGCAACATCTTCTATGGTGGCGATGACGCCGAGTGCACATGCGACCCATCGAACCTCAAATGCATTGTGGGAGCTTGACCCATGCGTTATTCCATCGTCCGACTCAGACGCGAACAGCAGGAGGCGAAAGCCGAGAGAGCGCGGCAGGCAGCGGAGAACTTCCGATTCGCATGCGCGGCAGTGGCCATCATCGCGGCGATCATACTGGCCTTTGCCTCTGGAATCACTTGGCAGAGTTTCACTTGATGATTCCGCTGCGCCCTGGCGACGCTGCGCTCTGCTAGGGCTTGAATCCAACCATCGCAGGGTGCATAGGAATCGAATCCTGTGCACCCTGAAAAATTTTTGCCTACGCTTCGCTTCGGCGAGATTAGAATGTGTGGCCTAGTCGGCCACGAAGTGTTGTTAGTAAACAAGGCTTGAATCGAAGGCTCGATGACCAGCTATGCTGGCCCTCTTCGCGAGTCAAGAGTATCATCAGTACGTGCTTATATGGTGTTCGCTGCGCTCACGCTTAAGCGCTCCATAAGAACGCTGCGCTGAGCAAGACGCTGCGCGAATCGGAAGCTCGCTCTCGCTCGTGCTGCCATGCTGCTGAATCATGAAGCCAAGCGCCTCGAATCGCAAGCGCTTCGATTCTCCCACGAAAACACGAAGGCCGGGGGCATACCCCCCACTGATGGGCCGGCGGTCGTTCGGTTAATATGACTCCCCAAAAATATACAAAAACTTGGGGGGTAATATGAGCCGATTCACAAAGGATTCTCTGCCATGAATCAGATAGCCAAGTTCATCACGCCGGTGGGGGTGGAGAGGGCAGTGGGCCTGCCGGCTGGAAGTATTGATTCATTCGGGTTCCTGGTCATGGTGGAGCAGGCGAAGGGAATCGGGGCGGCGCAGATTGCGAAAGGCTTGGATTGTGATCTGGCCGCGCTGGATGCGCTTGCTGATTCAATCACTGGTGGACCTGGGGGAATCGGAGCGGATCTGTGGAAGGCGTGCGTTGTAACGATTCGCTCAATTAGTCTTGCCAATCAACAGTCAATTGGTTCAGGGTGGGATGCATTAGAAGCGATGGCTGTGAACCGACTCGCTCAATTCGTGAGTGATGCCGGTACGAATCTGAGTCCGAAAGACGCAGTGGCGATCGCGAGCATGGCTAACAAGGCTGTGCGGAGGCAGGCGGGTGAAGGTGGCGGGGCCGGAAGAACTGGCGTCTCGATTCACGCGCAGATGGGACAGGGGGCCGAAATGGCTTTCGAAGTGGAAGGCGGAAATCTAGGATCGATTCGTATGTCGCTGACGCCGCGAGTCAGAGCGCAGTTGGAACAGCCCAAGGTGATCGAGGGCAAGGTCAACGATGCTGATGACCGGCGCATGCTGACTATCGATGAGGTCCGAAATGTTGCCGGGAAGTGAATCAAAGCTCGCGGAGATTGATCGCAAGGATTTGCTGTTAGCGCTGCGAGTCGATTGCGTTACATTCTTCGCGTTCTATTGTGCTGAAGACCTGACTCTGGAAGTTCCTGATCTCCATTTGGAGGTCTGGGAAGAACTTCTTGCTGCCGTTGAATCAATTAACAAGCGGCAGACGAATCGGCTGATTCACAAACTGTTCGCAATTCCGCGCGGATTCGCTAAGTCTACGATCGCAAAGCTGGCGATGATTCTGTTCATCAAATACAGCTATATGCGATTCTATCTCTATGTCTCGAAGACCAACGCGCATGCGAAGAACGCGATTCGAGACATCATGACATGGCTGCTGAGCACGAACGAACAGAATCTGTTCGGCAAGGCTGTTGTCGTTAAGCAGTCGGAAACTGAATCACTCTGGATCATGGATGTCCCAATCTGGACTTCTCCTGATTCAAAGCCGTACGTCAAGCGAGTCATCTTCAAAGCTCTCGGCGCCGATCAGCAGGTTCGCGGACTCAACATCTTCAACATGCGCCCACAGATGATTGTCGTGGATGATATCGAGGATATTGACAATACGACTCCGGAGCTACAGCCAAAGCTCGACACCTGGTTCATGGGCTCGCTCTACAAGGCATTTGCGACCGAGGCATTCGTCATGTTCATTGGGAATATGATTCGAGAAACCTCATTGCTTGCCCGACTCAGCAAGGACCCGGAATGGGCGCCGACAGTGTATGGCGCGCTCATCTATCGTAATGGGCAGATTGTGAGTCTGTGGGAAGAGAAGTTCCCAGCCAAGATTCTCATTGCCGAATACGCCAAATACCGCAAGCTCGGACTCGGGCATGTGTGGGAAGCGGAGATGATGAATCTGACGCAAGATCAGATTCTGGCGAAGGATTTGCAAAATGTGGTCAGACCTGCTATGCCGAATCCGGAAGACCTTACTGCCGGTGCGCTCGTGCTCGATCCCGCTTACGGCGACACAGCACAGCATGATGACTCCGCAATCACGGTCCATGCTCGCGTGCGAGGGATACCGATTCCCGCTGTCATTGACAGTGTCGTCGGACGAATGTCTCACGAGGCAATCCTCGATGAACTCCTGCGACTCAGCTACTACTGGGGAATCACTACTTGGATCATTGAATCCGAGGCCGGGCAGCGATTGTTCATCCCGCTCTTCCAGCTGCTTCTGAAAGAGCGTAAGATTCCAGATGGATTCTTTCTGATCCTGCCGATCGGGAGTGGCGGCAAAAAGAAGGCATCTCGAATCATAGCCTTCCGGAACATCGTGACTTCCGGTAGCTATGCCATCTGTGATTCACAACAGGACCTAGTCGACGAGCTGGCAGCGTACACATCAGAGACCAAACACGAAGACCTTCCAGATTCCGCCAGCTACGGCACAGTCATCTGGCAATACTTCGATGCGGTCATTGAATCGCAGGGCATACAACAGGTGGCCCTCACGCTCCACCGCTTCCAGACCGGTAGCCCGACAGGCAACCTGGTTGAATCGCAAGTGACATCCTTCTAGCCAGGCATGGCGCAAAGTTAGCCAGGGCTGAATCAAATACGCTGCGGGTTTTCGAATCGATTCGGACGATACAATTGGCCGGAAGGCGACCAAGCGCAGCTGGTCGCCGACGGGAGCGAAGCGACAATTGTCCGAATCGATTAGAAAAGCGCTGGATGGGGCCCACGCCACGATTTGAGAGTGAATTAGCGCAGGTTGAGCGCAGGCCCCCATCGGGGCCGGAGCGATTACCGCAGCTTATGAGCGGGAATCGTGGTAGGGGGAGGGAAGCGCATACCCCAAGTATTTGACTGATCATCTGAATCACAGGAGCAGGATATGGATACCCCAGTCTCGGCAGCAGACCAGCAGCCTGATATTGAACTCAAGACGGAGACGCAATATTCGTATCCGGAAGCATTCGCGCTCACACCAGGCGATGCCGACCGTGAGACGAATCAGATGCGCGCACATGACGATCTGCTGACCTATCTGAAGGCCAGATTGTCGTCTGACACGAATCGTTCGACTCGCACGATGCGATATGCTCGTGTGGATCAGACGATCTCGACCTGGCAGCGCTTGAGTCAGGAAGACACAAAGCGCAAGCAGAATCAGGAAGCGACTGGTAAGGCCCAGGCGTTGCCGATGAACGTGCCGCTGACTCACACGCACATCGATGACATGGCAGCCTTCTTCACGGAAGTCTACTATCCGTCGACCGGCGCCTATGGTTCTGCTGAGGCAATTCCTGAGTCGCAGAAGAGCATGGTCGATGTCGTGACCAAAATGAACAATGATGCCGCCGACACGCAGTACTATGTTGGTCTGAGTCGCTCGATTCGTTCGCTTCTGAAGTACAATATCGGTGGATTCGTACTTCGATACGAAGAAGTCGAGCATGATGATAGTTCTGAATCAGACGAGAAGCCGACTCGGAACAATGCGTATCCTCTGGACATGTATAATGTCCTCTGGGACCCTAGCGTGAAAGATGCCAAGGACATTCGGCGCAAGGCTGAGTGGGCCGCCACTGTCGAGGTCGTGAATCGGATGGAACTCATCCGACGGACTCAGGCTGGCGACTATGCTGGCGCGCAGTGTGTCTTCCAGACTGGCGATGCCATGGCTGTCAATGGCACGAGTCGCGGATCGTACTACAAGTATCCGCCGGCGGAGACGAAGATCACTTCACAGGATGACGAGACCGGGAATCAATCGACGGTGAACTGGGCAGCGTATGGTGCGACGCTCGGCGCTGATTCAGTCGATATCATCGGTGGCTTCGAGCTGGTCAAGATGCATTGTTGGCTGAATCCGGCGCAGTTTGGCCTCAGCTGGGCACAGCTGCCGTACACGGAGGATGGGTATTACCTGTGGGAGTTCCATATTCTCGCCGGCGAGCGAATCGTATTCGCTGAGCCAGTGATCACGGACTCGGATGACCTCAAGAAGCAGGTTCCCGTGACTCTGCCGTACTATCTGGGCTATCTGAACTACGATGACATGCTCTCGGCGGCTCGTTCGATTGCGGAATTGCTGATTCCGTTCCAGTCGTTCACCAGTTTCTTGCTGAATGCCCACATTCAGGGCACTCGATCGTCGATCTGGGGTATCAAAGCCTACGATTCGACAATGTTCGACATGTCGGCACTCGAAACCAACGACGGCGTGGCTGGCTACATCGCTTCCAAGCAGCCGGGACGTGATGTGCGTACCGGACTCACAGAGATCAAGGGCACTTTCGACGGATCGAAGACGATGGATCAAGTTGGGGCCATGCTTCAGCTGACTTCGCAGTTCTTTCCTGCGCAGGCGATGCCGAATCAGATCGCTCAGATGGATCGGGCTGTGACTTCGCAGGTTTCGGCGGTGTTGCAGGGAGTGAGTCGGAGATTGCAGCTTCTTGTGAAGACTGCTGATTCGATGATCTTCAATCCTCTGCGATTCGATCAGTATCGCAACCTCGTCAAGAACGACAAGGTGAAGGTGTCGAATGTCTCGGATGGCCAGGCAAGGAAGATTCTGGGCAGCGGCCTTGCACAGCTGAATCAGGAGATTCTGGAAGGCGCTGTTCGGCAGATGATGATGTCCATCATGCAGAATCAGCAGCTGGCGCAGCAGTACGATCTGGCGCCAATGTTCGACTTCTGGGCGAGCCTGCTCAAGATTCCGGTGGACGCATCGAAGTTCAAACTTCAGCCGAACCCGAATCCGCAGCAGGCGCCGGCACAAGTGCAGCAGACGCAGGAAGCTGTGGACACTGGCGCAGCTGCCGGGGCGATTGCGGCAGTCGCATAAATGGAATCACCCGTACTCGCGCCGTTCACGGAGTCGGAAAAGTATCTACTCCAGCATGCGCTCAAGACGCTTGCAGACACACGCTTCTTCGAGCGTTATATCGACATGAAGACGCTCGAAGAAATCGCAAGTTTCGATTCCCGGAGCGCAGATGAAAAGTTGCTCGCGATTGAGCGACTCTCCGGGATTCGTTCGACACTGCTCTACCTCGGCATGGAATCGAAGAGGATAGCAGAGAGTATTGTTCTTAACATCGATTCCACCGATGATCAAACAGGAGACTCATCAAATGAATTTGGCACGCCCATTTTCCCGTATCTGGAATCTGAATAACAGCACGTCGCTGACTCCGCTGGCCTATGCCCCGCCGGGCGAGGGTGACGGCGACGACGGTCTTGATGAATCCGACCAGCTGAACATGCTGGAAGGCGACGGCCTCGACATCTCTGACATGCTCGAAGAGGGCGATGAGAGTCAGGACGGCGACGAAATTAATGATGACGGTGAAGATTTTCTGACGCAATTCTATAAGCCTCAGAAGGGCGAGGAAGCCGACGACGGCGACGAGGAAGAAGAGGATGCGGGCGATTCGCCCGAGGCTCAGCAGGCTCTGGCCGAGGGTATCAAGGCCGGTGTCAATGGGCTCTCGATTCCGGACGCGGCAATCCCAGACGATTTCGATCCGACTGACCGCAAGCAGCTGGTTGCGCTGCTGACGACGATTCAGAAGGACACTGTTCAGCAGACGATGAAGATCATGTGGGATCCCATCGCTGCCGCTCTGAAGCAGACTCACGTGAGGATGCGACAGGAATGGAAGACCGGCATCGGCGACGGTGTCAAGGGTTCGCAGCGTGACCAACTGCTGGCCCAGCATATTCCGAATCATACTGATCCGGGTGTGAAAGACGTGGTCAATACGTTGATGGCTCGCGCGAAGAAGCGCTTCCCCGACAGCGTGCAGAATCAGGTTCTATCGACGAAGAAAGCCCTGACGGCTCTCGGAGTCAAGATCAAACCTGCTGGGTCGTCCAGCAAGGGTGGTCAGCAGAATCGGCGGAGTTCGGGCTCCAAGAACGTGCTCGATATGTTCGCCAAACTTCCTGCGGCAGCATTCGGCGACAAGCCTCAGGGCAACGTCCGAATCGCACAGCGCCTCAAGAAGTAAGCCTTCTCACACGCGCAGACACAAGGAGCTATCATGGCAATTCGCGGTGTGTTCACTTCTCACGCCGGACTCATCGGGGAGCGTCAGCAGGATTTGTCTGCGCGTGTTCTCTGGGTGGGTCCGGGCGGCATGGCCCCGATGCTGGCACTCAGCGCCGGCATGCAGTCGGAGCGTGCGCCCCAGACTTCGTACTCGTGGATCGAGGACGAGCATATCTCTGGGAATCAGGCCGTCGTGACTGGCGGCAACTCGGCAGTGACCACGATGGTCATGGACTCGGTCGGCATCTGGACCAAGTACACTGTCATCATGAATCAGAATACCGGTGAGTACATTCTCATCACCGGCATCAATGATGATGGCGTGACCATTTCGACCATGCTCCGTGGATTCGGCGGCACGACTGCTGCGACGATCACGGCGGCCGACAAGTTCCAGTCCGTCGGCACGGCCTTCGCCGAAGGTTCCGATCGCCCCGACGCTGTGACTCAGAAGGGCGAAGAGCGCACCAACTACGTGCAAATCTTCAAGAACGGCTGGGCGATCACCGGCACGGCGAATGCTGTGACCTGGGTCACCGGTTCGCAGACCGCTCGGAATCGCAATCTGTGCTTCGCCTACCATGCAGAAGACCTGGAGCGCGCTGCTCTGTGGGGCCGCAAGGGCGTGCGAGTCATCAACAATCTGCAGCTGCGTACCAGCAATGGTATCATCCCGCAGATCGAGGACTACGGCGGCATCGTCGAATCGGTGGCTGCCGGCGGCACGGCTGGCGATGTCAACATGGTGACTCTGCAGAACTTCCTGCGGCGCATCTTCGACAAGCAGGCCAAGGGCATGCCGAACGAGCGAATCTCGTTCTGCGGCTCGAACTTCCTGGAACTCGTCCAGAAGATGGTGCTGCTCGACACGAGCTACCAGATCGAGTCGAAGGAGACCGAGTACGGAATCACGGTCACGACGATCATCGGGATCAACGGCAACCTGAAGATCATCACTCATCCGATGATGGTCGAGAATGCGCAGTGGCAGAAGGAGCTCTACGTGCTCCATCCCGGACTCATCAAGAAGCGCGTCAAGCGTGATTCCTGGTCCGAGGAGTTCAATGCGCAGAAGCAGAACAACAACGGCAAGGATTCGATCGAGGGCTACCTCGCGATCGAGCAGGGCTGGGAACTGCGCGGCGCCCAGACGATGGGTATCCTGCGGAACCTGACGAACGCCGTCCCGAGCTTCTAAATCCGACTGAACGGGTCCGGAATCAAGAAGCTTAGGTAGCGGCAGGGCGCGGCATTCTGGGAGTCTCCGGATGCCGCGCCTTCATTTCATCTGCAACAAGGAATCAGGAAATGGAAAACCCCAACAGCCTGGCATCATTGCTTGGCGAGGCTATGGTCGGCGACACAGGAATCGAAGAGCGTGTCGAAGTCGTGCCGTACACGTATCGGCACAAAAAGATCGCCTACTTTGCGACCGGCGAAGACAATCCGACACGTGGCCTCTATCGCTTCGAGTTCCGGAATCACATGCTCGTGATTACCGGCGCCACGCAGGAAGAGATCGAGCGCAAGAACAAAGCGTTCCTCGACCTGGCCAAGGGCATGATGGGCGTCGACAAGCTCAACATCGAATGGATTCGCCAGCGCGAGACCACCTACACCCTGGACGATGCTCGTCAGCAGGTCGTGCGTGGCACAGTCGGGACTCATCAGGTGGCTGACAAGGCTGTGATGCCGGATGCCGCATCTGGCGATGAGAGTCAGGCATCGCAGACTCCCGCTCCAGCGCCGGCTCGGCCTGGATTCTCCTTCACTCCGCGCACGTAAGTGAGCCATGTATACTCATTCGCAGCTGATTGACAATCTCGTTGCTGAACTGGTGCGGCCGGACCTTCTGGCCGCACTCAGCAACTATCTGAATCAGACCATTCGTGAACTCCACACCACGACGGACAATCCGCCTACCCCAGTCGACTATGTCGGGAATCTGGGCGAGGATCAGTTGACCGCCAATGTTGAGGAGGGGTTTTCGTATGATCTGGAGAATCCGTATCGTTTCCAGCGGATTGAATCGATCTACTACGTTCAGTTCGGCAAGTATGCGACAGAGCGGAAGCCGAGTTCGATCAAGGCATTTGATGGGTCTGTGGACGGTGCCGAATACGGCTATTACCGTTCCGGGAATCAGGTGTTTTTCAACAACTACGGTGGCGATGGCGCTCAGATTCTGATCGCGTGGTTCGATCATATCCAGCGGCAGCAGTATTACGCCTCTGGCAGTCGGCCATGCGAGTGGATCGAGGATAATGAGGACTTCACATACTATACTGTCGGGGCTGTGAACTACAACTCGACTCCTGAACTTCAGGCAAAGGCCCGATTCCTTTGCACCAACTGGATGATTCAGCGGTGGTACGATACGATGCTGCAGGGCGTTCGGGCCAAACTCTGGGCGAGACTCGCAGATGATGTGCGCGGCAAGACAGCCTACTCGGCGTACCAGACGATGCGCAATCAGCTGACTCAGACAGAGACGCTGGTCATGGCGCCCAGATACAGGGGGTGATTCATGGCTACTCCAGATCGTCTTCGACTCTTCGGGGACGACTACGGTGGGGTTCCGGAGAAACTTCTTCGAGACCTTAACAGGATGTTTGAGTCCCGCGACACGCAGATAGCAGCTATCGCTACTAACGTCGAAGCACTCGATGTTCGAGTCACGGCGCTGGAAGCTGAAGTTGCCGATATTCTGGCTCGTTTGCTCGCCGCGGGGATTCCGTAACACGAACTCCGGAGCGTCACGATGGAACTGATGACTCGAATGAAGGACCGCAATACTGTGTCAGCAAGCGATGTGACGGTGGTTGCGGCGGGGGCCTCAGCGATCACTGTTAATTGGTGGGGGCTGTTCTTTGAATGGCTGCCACAGATGGCCCAGGGACTCATCGTCATTGCGACGGTGATCTTCGTTGTGGTGAGAGCGGTGAATGAGGTATCTCGATTCATCCGCGAGAATCGAAGAGGCGATCAAGAATGACGATTCTGCAGGATGCAATCTCGGAACTCGGGGTTGTCGAGGGTAAGGGGTCGAAGAACGATCCACGAGTCCTTGCCTATCATGCTGTGACTGGCAAATGGAGTCAGGATTCAGTTCCGTGGTGCGGCAGCTTTGTCGCATGGCTGACCAAGAAGAATGGCGTTCCATTCAATCCCGGACTCGCAGCTGGCGCCCGCTACTGGGTCACCGACTGGATCAAGGAAGGCCATGGCCGGCTGCTCAAGAAGCCGATTCCCGGCGCCTTCATTGTGTTTCCGCGCGGGAAGCCGCCGTCGGCACACATCACAATCTTTCATCGCTGGGTTGACAAGGCAGCTGGCATCTTTGAGGGTGTCGGCGGGAATCAGGGTGGCACTAAAGCCGGTCATGACGGTGCTGTGACTCTCGGTCGATTCGATATCGGCGAGGCTATAGGAATCAGCTGGCCCAAGAAAGTTCCGCTGCCATCGGCCTACGTGGCGCCGGCCAAGTCTGGTGTGATTCAGACTGCTTCGGCTCTCGGCGGCACCGGCCTTGTCACTGCTGTGGCGGTGGCACCCAGTCTCGGCGATGCGATTCAGACGGTTACAGAACCGTCGACCATCAAGACGGTGGCTGAGGTCATCAAGGATTCCGGCGGCTCGCTTGTCGAAGCGGTTCGCCAGCAGGCGGAAGCCAAGGCGTCGGGGACTATCTTCGGCGCCGTAGTCGCGGTGGTAATCATCGTGGCAGCCGTCGCAATCATCGTCGCCCGAATCAACAGTGCGCGCAAAGATCGTGCGCAGCAGGAGGAATGAATGGCCAAGTATACGAACACTGTGACTCTGGCCGCTGCCAATACGTGGCAGGAACTTTCGGCCCTCGCCAATGTGCACATCTCAGCACCGTATGGGATTCAGATTGGCGTGGCTGATGCCGTGGCTGATTTGGCGGCGCAGGCCGGGCATGTTGTCTCGGCCAAGGAGCACAAGCCGATGTCCTTTACCGGACTCGGAACCAAGAAGGTTTTCGCATACGGGCCGATCGGTGCGAAGATCGTCGTCACTGCCTACGCGTAACTGAGTCGAATACCTCACAACAAAGGGAAATGTGAAATGCCTGTTATCATCCACGACAAAACCAAGCTGGTTGCTCTGCGGGGCAAAGCTAGTGGTGGTGTTTCGAATCATGGTGCTGCGATTGACCATCGGCATTCAGTGCTGGGAATCAGCCAGTTGCTGTTCTCGAAAACTGGCCTGAATATGAATGTGACGACCGATCAGATTCTTACCAAGGCGTGGGCCTTCGATGACTATCTGATCGAGCGTATTCGAGTCGTCAATGCCTCGATCTCGCTGACCACTGCCGCCGGCGGCATCTACACTGCTGCGGCCAAGGCTGGAATCGCAGTGGTTGCGGCAGCCCAGGTATACACGGCTCTGACTGGTCCGACTCTCGGTACTGATCTCACCGTCGCAGCAGCTGGTCTCGATGCGCTGACTGCTGATGAACTCTATCTCGCGCTCACGACTGCGCAGGGTGCTGCGGCTACGGCCGACATCTATGTCTTCGGCGTGCCTCTCACTGAGTCCGCCTAATCTGAATCGAGCCTTGCTTTAACCGGAGTCATCCCACACTATGGCCTTCTGGACAAAAATTAAAGCATGGCTCGTAATCGCTGGGGCGGCAGCATTCCTGATTCTGTTGCTGCTCCAGCGCATTTTTGTGCTTGGCTCGAATGATGCGAAAGCCAAGAACACAATTGCGCTGGGAGAGGCCCGTGAAAAAGCTGACAAACGAATCACGAAGGCTCGCACTGCTGGCGAGTCTGTGCGTGATGACGCTAACAACGGGGTGCTCGACATTCGGGCAGATGACGGCCACAAGCGCAAACGCAAAGTCGATTCAGACGGAGCGTGAGGCAGTCTGTTCCATCTGGAAGTACTGGACGTGGGTGGACGAGGACTCTGATCTAACGATCATTGAGGCTAAGGCCAACAACGCGAGTCGGAAGGCTTACTGTGAATGATTAACCCGTTTGACATTTTTGGGCCGAGTGGCGAAACTTCTGCGGACGGCCTGTCCTCGGAAGCGAACGCGTTTGTCAACGCTATTGCGGACAACGAATCGGCTGGCAAGTGGAATGTCATTTACGGCGGCAAGACGTTCGACGACTACAGCAAGCATCCGAACATCGCGGTCAAGATCAAGTCTGGCCCGAATAAGGGCAAGTACTCGACGGCTGCTGGCAAGTTTCAGATTCTGAAGCCGACATACGATGAGGCAGCCAAGGCGCTTGGAATCACAGATTTCACTCCGGCTTCGCAGAAACGCATCGCTTGGTATCTTGCTTTGCGGAAGGTTCCGAATCTGCAGGCAATTCTTGAGACCGGCGATAAGAAGCTGATTTCGGCTGCGGCAGGTAGGCTTAGCGGAGTCTGGACTTCTCTGCATGGCGGAATCGAACAGACGCAGAGTTCCAAGGGATTTATCAAGGCGTACGACAAGTACATCGAGACCGGCGAATCCATGATTCCGCCTGCCGGCATGCCGTCTGATCTCGACACGGCTGTGCTCAGCTATGTTGATTACGGGCGCGGTCCGCTCAATGGTCGACTCCCAACTGATCTCAAGCGGATGAGCAAGGAAGCTGTGACTCGCCATCAGTCGGTGGTCGATAGCGTTTCGAAACTCATGAAAGATGGAGTCGTAGTGCCGGAAGGCACGCGGAATCTGAAGAACACTGCCAGCACCGTGATTGATTTCCCGGCCGCTGATCTCATTGCGGCCGGCGTGAACTCGATGGGCATGTCATCGATTCCGGCAGACCCCAAGGGGCCTCTGCCTAAGCCATCGCCGCTAGCTCCGTGGGGTAATCGACCTGCTGTTGCGGGCAAGGTTGTGGCTCCCGGAGTCATTGACGTGGGGACTAGCTCGTCTTCCTCCTCCCTGGCGAAAGCGCCCACGTCAACAGTTTCGTATCCGAAGGTGCAGCCGTATTCGACTCCGAGCAAGGCGCCAGTGGCTGGCATTAAGGTGCCGCAGCTTTCTCAGCGTACGACTCCGCCACTCGCACCCAAGGTGAATCCGAAGGTCGAGGGCGGTAGCGCCCGAGACACTGGCGGCGCTGCGACTCAACAGCCTGCGATGTCGGTGAATGATCAGAAGCTTGCGCAGCTGGTCCGGACGATGCAGGTCGCTAAGACTGGTGTTGAGAAGTCGAAGGGAATCGCTGGGACTGCGGAATTGCCGAAGGGGTATAAGCCTCCGGCGGGAATCATTCCTGGCACGGAACCGAAGAAGCCGGCAAGCAAGGCTCAGCCTGTGATGAATCCGGTTGCGGCTGCTACTGGGGCCAGGACGAATGCTCCTGTGTCTCTGTCGAATCCGGTATTGCAGCCGGTGAAGGTTACGCCGAAAAAGGCGACTGTGACTCAGACTGTGACGAAGCCGCTTCCGTTTGATCTGGCAGATGTGACTGGGCTGACTCTTGCAGCAGAGCCTGCGAAGAAAGCGTTGCCTAAGGGCGTAGTGGAGGCGAAGCCCAAATCCGCTGCGACTCCGGCCTGGGGTGCGACTGTGCCAGCACTTGGTGCTAAGCCCGCTGCGACTCCGGTTAAGCCAGTTGTTGCTGCGAAGCCGGTGGTTAAGGTTTCTGCGCCGATCAAGAAAACTGGCCTGCTCGACCCCGGCAGTGTTCTGAAGAAAACACTCGTCACTGCTCCGGCCGGCAAGGTTGTCCAGACGAACCTGAAGGATTTGAATCCGGATGGCACAGCGAAGATCAAAGGTGCGGTCACAAAGATCAAGCCGCCGATGAGTCCGCTAGACATTCTTGGGGACATCTTCTTCAACAACGGCGCAGACACTGTTGGACTCATTGGCGGTGCGTTGATGGGGAATAAGCCGCGAGACATCGGGCAGGCTGAGCGTACTAAGACTCTGGCAGACATGGCGGCTGGGAAACCTGTCACCACGATTGCCGCAGTCAAAGCGCAGACTGGCATGTCGAGCGCGCAAGCCTACAATGCTGTTGCGAGTCAAAACAACAGCCAATCCGGCAAGACGTCGTCTGGCCAGAACAAGACGACTACGACTGGCGAAAGCTGGGCGGCTAACTTCGGGAGTGGTTAATATGATTCGCGGTGGCTTCATGGTTGGGGGCGTCTGGGTTCCCAATCAATTTACAATCGTCGGGATTCAGGCTGTGATTCGCGCAGCCTTCCATCAAGTTCCATTCGATTGGTATGTGGGCATGTGCTCGCATAACCAGGCGGATGCGATTGCACTCGTGAATGTGCAGGAGCCTGATGCGACTGGCGGATACACACGCCAGCATCTTGAGGGCAATGAATCAAACTGGCCTGATCTCGGCGTAATCAACAATGAGAGCTACATCGAATCCCGACCCTTCACATTTCCTGGGCCGGGGCCGTACAACATCTACACGAATCGGATGTTCCTGACTGACGGGACTCAGGTCATCGCCATTTCGTCGCCCCGCCCGGAAGGACTCAGTACCGATCCGCTCCCGGTGAACACACGGTACAGACTCTATTTCAGGTGAGCCATGCCGATTCTCTCACATCAGGTGTCTCCGATTGAGACCTTCATGCCTTCGATTGACCATCGAAACGCAGGGAGGTCTTTCGTCGTTGATGGACGCAATTTTCTTTTTGGCCCCAAAGGTCCGTACTCCGGATTCACAAGCCGTATCCTGACGCCGTTTCCGATCGGTGCGCCGGCTGAAGTGCAGGGCATGAATATCCAGGATCGGACTCTCGTGTTCACGAGCGATGCGATTCTCGCGTGGCGCACGAAAGTGCCGTTCACGTGGGAGCTTCTCTATGCCTTCAATACCGGTATCGCCGGGAATCTGGAAGGCCCGTGGTCTGGCATGTATATCGATGACCAGCTCTTTTTGAGTCAGCCAAGCCGTGGCATGTTCTCCACAGAGCTTGACCCGGACTCGAATAAGATGTGGCTGCGGCCGCGATCGGCGTTTGATATCCCCGGCCTTGAATCCCAGATTCGTGGCATGGATGTCGTGCACTCGCGCGGGATTCTGGTCAATGATTCCGTGATCCAGTGGTCTGCCGTTGGCGATATGTCCGATCTGACTCCGGCCCTGGGTGGTGCTGGATTCCAGCGCCTCGATGCATTCGTGCAAGGGACCTATCTGGGACTCAATTCGTTCCAGGATGGCTTTGTTGTCTGGACGACTGGCGGTGCGGTAATCGCCGAATACATTGGCGGCGATGAAGTCTGGAGTTTCTACCCCCTCAAGACTCAGTTGAAGCCTGTCGGCCGGCGTGCAGTGGCAAGGCTGGAAGATGGGAATATCATCTTTCTGAGTCGGCATGGCCTGATGCAGTCGAACAATTCTGCGAATGTCGGCCCGTTCTCGGAGGCATTCAATGAGTTTTTCCTCACCACCATGTTCCCTGAAACTGGCCAGCTGACTCCGAATCAGTACTGGCGCCTGGATTACGATGCAAGTCGTGAATCAATTTACCTGGCGGAGAGTGCGGACGGCGGTATCTACAATCGCACATTCGTGTTCAATCCGACTCGGGATAAGTGGGGCTTGTTCTCGGACAAGCATTATGGCTTGCTGCCATTGACTCCGGATACATTCGGATTCGTGGACCTGCAGGGCATTGCGCACTACTTCCTGCCTACGTACACGCGCGAAGTTGAGCCGGATAATTCACGTGGCATGAATCGAATCATGCCTGCCTTGCAAAAACAGGGCTACGTGATGTCCAGCTCCGTCGTATGCCGGACAGCAGAGTTCGATGCGAGTCTGCCGATGGAGCCGTATGATCCTCCGCAGGCCGGCTGGTACATGGGCGCAACGCAAGTTCCGAAGGCCGGCGATCCGGCCAGTCTTGATTCATGGATCGAGATCGGATACGTACGGCCGGAGCAGTTGCAGGGCTGGACGAATCAGACGGTTGAGATTCAAGAACTCAAGATGAGTTCGCCGCCTAGTGAGCCGCAGTTCTCGAATGACTATCGGACGAATCATCACAAGACGTGGTTCTATCCGGAACTGGAAGACTGGGATTCGGTTGCGACCATCGATTACTTCGACACGACAGAAGACTGGATGGTTAGCGATGATTCAGATGACTGGCTCAGCGCCCCGTCATTCGAGAATGAGGATTGGCTCTATGCCATCTTCCCCCTCGTGACCTACATTCCGACGGAGTTCGAAGATTGGAATGCTGGTCCTGATTCGACGGAAGATTGGAATGGGCCTGGACCCGGTTTGATTCCTATTGACTACGGTTTGGAAGTCCGGGCCAGTCAGGATGGAATTACATTTGACGCGACTATACCGGAAATGTCACGGTTTAACGTGACGGCGCAGGATTGGGCGACCATTTCTGGCGGCCTATTCCATCGAATCAGACTCTCAGCAACCGAGCCATGGCAATACTACGATGCCTCGCACGTTGCTGTGACTCTCCAGTTCAGCGGGAACATTGGATAAATGGCGGCACACAAACAGTTGATTGGGCATTCGTTGGCGGAAGCCGATGCCTATGTTGGTCCGACTCGCGAACTAACGGTGGTCACGGATACAAGTGAGATTCGGTCTCACGATGGTGTGACTCCCGGCGGGAAGCAGATTCCTACCGTGGATCAGATTGCTGGTTTCAGTGTTCTGCGATTCAATGCTATCGCAACGATTGGCGCTCCGGGAGTGATTCCGGATACCGCGCAGAACAAGCTGACTCGAATCACAGCCGGCGGGGCCTATACCCTGCCGGAAGTGGCCAACGTACTCAATGTCGGCGGGCCGTTGGTATTCAAGGCAATGGTTCCGGCCGTGGTCTTGAATCGTGCAGCGGCAGACACTATCGAAGAGGGTGTCACCAGCGCCACCAGCATCAACATGGTCGAAGGTGAGACTGTGACTCTGGCCAAAAGCGGTGCTGGAGTTTACATCTTGCTCGAGCGATTCGCACCGTAAGGGGATACGAAATGAAAGCTGTTGGTATGCCCCGCGGGGATACTGCGCAGGAGTCGGCGATTGTCGGTGTCGAAGGGCAGCTTCGAGTCGACATCTCACGCGGCACTGTGCGAGTCCATGATGCTACGCGGCAGGGTGGCTATGAACTTCCTAACGTCGACATCGTTCGTGCGATGATTGCGGAAGGCCCGGACTCTGGTGGTTCGGGATTCGCAACTGTCAGCTATTTCACGACTCAGGCTGAGCTTGTCGCTTCGATTCCAGTGCCTGGCGCAATCGGCGTTGTCGGCGAAACTGGGCTCGAAGAAATCTATTTTTGGAAGCCCGGTGCTGGCGATGGCGGGACTCTCACCTCAGACATCGATGGCAATTGGCATCGACTTGATTCGCGTGTCGGTTTCTATGTGCGACTCTACCGCGCTGGCTGCATCAATATGCAATTCGGCGGGGCCGCACCGGTTGCCGATCAAGACATCACTGCGTGGCTTGATGGGTCGGTGGTGAAACTCTGGGATGGCGCGGCATATCAAATCGCGACTCCCGTGCTCTTCACGCGTCTGCTCTCGAAGATCGGCAATTACGATGCGGCGATTGTGTTCCCTGATCGAATCGCAGCTGCGCTTGTCGAGGCCGCGAACCTGAATGCCATCGCAGAAACTGGCTGGAGCAAGTCTGCGGCTGCGGATGCGAATGCTCCGTCGGCTGTTGTGAGTCCGGTCTTCACATTCTACATCGATGCGAATACAGCGTATCAGCGTTTCCATGTGCAGACATCAGCGACATTCGATCACTACATGCGGTCGAAAGCGGCTGGAGTCTGGGGTTCTTGGACGTTCATTCAAGGCACGCTACCGACTCGACTTGGTGCTATCGGCCTGGTAGTCACGGATGCCAATACTGCGTTGGATGCTGGCTTCTACAAAGCTGCGTCTACGGCGACAAATATCCCCGTTGCCGAGAATGGCATTCTCATCTCGAATCGATATGATTCCACGAACGGGAGTCAGATTTGGGAAAGTGTCGCAGCGAACAAGGTGTACTTCCGTCGATATGTCGCTTCCGTCTGGCAAGCGTGGGTGCAAGTATTCCCAGCTGATGGGAGTCTGATTACTGGCACTGTGCCACGAGTCAATGTCGGCATCACCACAATCGGACAGGCTGAGGCGGAAGCTGGCATTGCCACGACTGATCGAATCTGGACCGCTGAGCGAGTCAAGCAGGCTATTGCTGCGCTGGCCGTTACTTCGCTTGGCGCAGTGCTGCAATCTATTGCCGGGCTAACTATTGCCGCGGGCGATTTGCTGATCGGCAGCGGAGTCAACACTTTTGGCAAGCTAGCTCGCGGTACGGCTTTGCAGCAATTGCGAGTCAATGCCGCTGGCAATGGACACGAGTATTTCACGCCAGCATCGGATGGAATCGGTATCGGACAAACATGGCAGAATGTTGCTGGCTCACGAGTCGTCGATACTAGCTATCAAAATACCACTGGCAAGCCGATCATGATTGTGATTACGATCACTGGTACTTCTGACCGAGTCGAAGTATCTAACGATAATTCGACTTGGATTGTTTTGGTGAGCAGGAATGACACACTGAGCCCGGCCATCATACCAAATAATTACTACTATCGAGTCAAGTCTGGCGGCACAGCCGCGATTGTTGATAGTTGGGTGGAGCTTCGCTGATGGAAATCCAAAGACACTACATTGACGTGAATGGGAATCATTTCGTGGCCCCATTCACGACTCAAGAATTGGCAGACGCGTATGTTGCGTCTGTTGGAGCAACAGAGGTAGAGCCTCGTCCGACTTCGAATCATGTTTGGATCGATGGACAGTGGGTTCTGCCGGAGACCGAGGAAGGGCAGTAAGATGGCTATCCCATGGATTCCGATTCTCACCACTGGCGCTAGCTTGCTTGGCTCGTTCCTCGGTGAGAACAAGAATACGAATCAGTCGGAAAACTCCCAGACTACTGGGACGACGGCTGGCACCAGTAAGACTGCGATGGACGCGACGACCACGCAGAATCAGGTGCAGACGCAGAACTCGAATCAAACTTCGAGTCAGGCATCTACGCAAGATACTGCTCAGCAGTCGACAGAGCAGCAGGCCGGCAATATCACACGGCTTGATTCAAACACTCTGGACATGCTGACTCAGGCAGTGCAGGGTGGCTTGGCCGGCGGCGGTTCCGTTGATACCCTCCGGCGTCGCATGGCTGAGATCGACGGCAGTGCGCCGGCTTTCGATAGCCGGGCATATGTTGATTCGATCATGCAAGGCGCTCGCTCTGACATCGGCCAGCAGGTCGAATCGGCGACTGGTCAGGTGCGTGGCCGAGTCGGTGCCACCGGCAAATCCAATTCGGCGGCCGCCTTGCTTGAGGCGAAGATCAGGCAACAGGCAACTGGCACGCTGGCTGGGATTCAGGGCGATGCCATGGGCAAAGCAGCTGAACTTGAGCGCACTGGCCAGGAATCGAAGACTGGGCAGCTTACGAATCTGGCGGCCCAGACCGAGCAGGGTTCTGCGAATCTCCTGAACGCTCTGCTTCAGGCTCGTGAGAGTCAGACGACCACCGGTTCGGCGACCAGCAATCAGCAGACTGTCGGGAATCAGGGCGGCACGACGACTGGCACGACTGGTACGACGACGACCGGTACGGAAGTCATGAGTCAGGATCAAACGCAAGTCTCTGCGGAGACTCAGGCGTCCAAGACTCAGGGCAATATCAAGCAGGGCTCCACATCGCAGGACTGGGGCAGCCTGTTCACGAATCTGGGTAAGATTCTGAACACCGGCTTCTAAAGTAAAGGAATCAGGAAATGCCTGGCTTTGAGCCGATGCTGTCCTTCGGGGCAATCAATACTGCGATGCAGGATCAGTATGCGCTCGAAGAGGAGCGCCGCAAGAAGCAGATGGAGAATCAGGTCGTCGATACTGCTTTGTCGGAATCGGCAGCTCGGGAATCCAAAGTTATTGCGGATCAATCCATGCAGTCGGCTGAGGCTTCTCGGAAGCAGCAGCTGGAGATTTTGGGCGGAATCGATGGGGAACTGAAGAAGGCGAATCGGGCCATTGAGCTTGGCGCCTCCGACAATCCCATGGACCGCCTGACTCTCTATGCCCTGCAGCAGGCCGACCCGAGCTATACTCGCGATGGCAACATCCGGCGAATCGAATACTACCAGAAAGCTGCCGATGCGGTCGGTGGCATCGAAGCGATCGAGCAGACTGGCTTTGCTGATTCGCTGAAGCAGGTGGAGAACAACAAAAATTTCGCCATGATGCAGAACGATTCGGACCTTGCAATGCTCCAGTTGATGGAATTGCAGGGCCAGGAACGTATTACTGCGGTCACGAATTACACGGCCCAACTATCTGGCCAGCTGACTCAGCAGAACAACATTCAGGATCAGGCGCTCAGTAATGTGCCAGACGAGGCGCTCGATGCTGGAATCGAAGAAGCGAAGAAGTCGCCGGACAAGAAGGCGAACATCGGCGGTGTTCCTATTTCTCTCGCGCGACTCCAGGATCGCAAGCTGGCGGTCACCCAGCGCAGTTTCCTTCAGACTCAGCGCGACAATGACCTCGCCGGGCGCGCACTAGACATGATGCCGCCGGAGGAAGTGGAGAAGGCCGAGGAGCAGGCAGCTGCCAACGGCGGCGTCTTCACGACTGAATCCGGGATTAACATCCCGTTCCACAAGCTGCGCGAGCGGCGTGCTGCGAATCTGAATTTCGATTTCACCCAGCAGTCGCAGGCTGAGGTGCTCAAGGGCTATGATGAATCGAATCGTCGCAAGATCGACGAGCAGATGCTGGCTACGATGAGTACTGGCGAGCTTACAACCATGCTTGCTGGCGATGGCACTGACCCGAAGTCGAAGAATCGCTACGATAAGGATCAGATCAAGGAAGCTTTGACTCGCTCGCAGGAAGCTGAGCAGAAGAAATTCCAGCTTGACTTCATGGTTGAGTCAGGGCAGCTGACTGCCTTGCCGGCCAAGGAAAACATTGACTACATGGATTCCTTGAACGTCACGCCTGGGTCGCACCTTGCCACTGCTATTGCGAATCAGCGCAAGATCAACCTGACTGCGGCTGGCGTGCTCGGGAACGACGATACTGACCCGGCGAACAAGATGGATATGCTTGCTGTGACCTCCGGCTCGCGCGAGACTATCGATGCTGCGATTCGCCAGCAGGCTGCCATCAATGCCGGCCCGACTGCGAACAAGGATCTCATTGCGCTTAATGAAGCTGTGATTCGCAAGCAGCCGCTTCCGCCGGAGATTGCGGAGGCGATCATCAACGAGAACTCGATTGATCCGAAGAAGACGCTCGGCGGGATTCTGGATCAGCCGATGAATGCTGTCTTTACGAAGGCATTCAGCGACAAGATGGATCAGCTGAACAACCCGGCCAATACGATGGCCACTATGGGAATGTCGACTCAGGACAAGCGCAAAGAAGCTGCGGCGTATGCCATGACTGCTTTGACTGCTGCTGCGTCTGGTGGACTCACGGAACGCATGATGGGTGCGCAGGCTGGCATTCCTGGGAATCCATTGCGTATGCAGGGTGTCAGTGCTGCGCAGTTCCTGACGATCTCGAAGAGTGCTGACGAGGCCGGCCTTAAGCAGTATCTTGATTCAGGTCGTGTGCCGGCCGGCATGAAGAAGGAAGACGTGACTCCGGATGCTCTTCGTGCATCGCCACCTGCTGAGCTGCTGATTCTTCAGCAGGCTAACCTCATGGCTGAGCTGGAAAAGGTTAAGCCGGGCCTTGCCAAGAGCTACACTGATTGGTGGGCTAGCCCTGACGCCGACAAATATACGTCGTCTTTGATTCAGGCTGAGAGTGGCAGCAAGCAGAAGGTCTCGGACATGATGACTTGGAGTCTGGTGGCTCCGACGATTCCGAATCAAGTCGAGACCTACAAGCAGATCGTGATGCAGGGCCGCGAGACCATGATTGGTGATGTCATGGCGAAGCAGCATCAGGAATTCATCACGTTCGGTGGCTCGGTTGAATCAAAGCAGGCGTATCTAATTGATGCAACGCCTGAGATGAACGATCAGGAGAAGAAGGTGGCCTACACGCTGCTAGCCCCGTTGTTCGCAGAAACCAAGAAGAATGGCATGAATGCTGCCGCGGCGAATCAATATATCGAGGGCAAGTTGGCTACCATGCAGGCTCCTGGCGGCGAACCTGCCCGCGTGCTCAAGAAGATGCAAGCTGGTCGTGGCCCTGCTCTGGCAACCATCGACCGATTCATGAAAGCCAATCCTGCTCGGCCGTCAATTCTCGGCACGTGGCAGGCTCCCTACACCTTCGGCCAGAACATGCCTGTCGATCAGGCGGCTGCCGGATTCGAGTGGATGAAATAACATGGCCAATCTATTCATGGCTTCCCAGCAGATGAACTCGCCGGGTGGTTATCTGACCAACAAGTTCGCGACTCCTGGCCTGCAGGCTCCGCCTCCCAGCGAAGTGTACACTGCTGATTCGTCGGTAGCGGAAGGCTTTGCGAATCGGGATGGGGCATGGTGGGGGCAAGAACTTGCTGCATACGCCGCCGCTGCACCTGTCGATGTGGTTGATACTCTCGCCACGTTGTGGCCCGGTGTCGAACGAGGCACTGTCAATGATTCAGTCTACTCCGCCATTGGCCAGCCCGGCATTGCACGTTGGGTGCGTGAACATCAGGGAGGAGTCGAGATTGGTTCGGGTATTCTCGGAGCAGTCCTTGTCGGCGGAGCAGCGGCGAAGGTCGCTAAGGGCATTACAAGCGCTGCATGGTTCCAGTCTACCGGAGTCGGAGGTTTCGTTACTTCGCAGCTTGCTAGGACTTCAGTAGCGCAGGCTGCTGCACAGCAGGCGACTCTGGATGCGGCTGCGCTCGGCAAGACGATTGGGACTTTCAGCGGTGCGAATCGGACCTATCTGCTTACGCGGGTGGGAATGGGCGCGCTGAAAGCATCGGCTTCTGAGGCTGTCGTAGTCGCAGCCCTGCACAACAACACTGCGATCTGGTCTGATGACATGACCAGCAACGCCATCTTCTTCGGACTCAGCGGTGCCATCGGTGGTGCAGCAGGTGCGATCGGTGGTCGCGGAATCGTGCAACGTTGGGCCAATTCGCAGACTGTCAGGGACACGTTCGCATCGGCGGCTGATCCTGGGCAGTATGACAAAGTGTTGAGCCAGACTCCGTTCACCGGAATCAACACACAGGCCATGTCGGAAGTGCGAGGGCCTGTGAAGTCTGCCGAGTTTACTGCGCTCATGCTGAACTCGCAGCGCGATGATCTGACTCCGCTGGCTGTGCAACCGGGCGAGACTCGCGCGCAAATCCGGACCGGCGAGCAGCGTGCGGCTCTGCAGGTTCTGCAGACTATGACTCGCAAAGGTGTGCGTGGCGTTGGCGATACAAAGTTTCAGACCGCTGGGACTCCGCAGGGCAAGCAGATTGTCGAAGCTTCGCGCGAAGACCCGACTGTGCTGCTTGGCACTACGGAACTCGGACAGATTCCGAACAACATGACTCTGAAGCAGTTCGTCAAAGATCGCGAAGAGGCGATCAAGCTGGCGATTGCCGATCCATTTGCCAAGCCGGAGGAACTGACTCTGGCTATGCAGCAGCTGAAAGAAAAGCCGCTTGTTCTCATGGGCAAGCGCTGGCTTGGCATGGCCGAAGCTGAGGAGCTTGTGAATCACACGCCTCTCAACCCAAAGCAAATCACAAGCACTTCCGCCGGCGCTCTGGAAACGACTTGGAAATCACCAGCTTCCGGCAAGCAGGTGACTCTTCGGCAGGACGGCAAGATCAATGGCAACTGGGAGGGATTCCAGATGCGTGATAAGCTGGCCATTGTCGATGGCATGCGCGACATGTCGAGTCGCCTGCTTCGTGATCCGCAAGGTGCGATTCTGACTGTGCCGAAGAATGCCACCTATATGGAACTCGACTTCGCTGCGTATCACAAGAGTCGCGGTGGCAATGTTGATTTCAATTCGCAGGCTGGCTTTGCCTCGATGGAGGAAATGCAGCTGGGGTCTATCCGACTCAAGGCTACGCGTGCGCAGAACATCATCAAGCGTGGCGGCAAGCTGGACTTCAAGACCCGCCTTGGCTTGAATCTTCCGTTGCCTAATTCACTCGAATCGGCAACGGACCCGCAGGGTGCCATGCTGACCTCGCTTATCTCGCAGAGCCTGACCAGCAACTCCACGATTCAGACGCTCAAGGACCTGCGGGTTCAGGCGTATCGGATCGCGGACATCGGAACCGACGCAGCTGCTGACTCGCGACTCGATGCTGATATCTTCAATTGGAATCGGACTGGTGCAGATGCCGGCCGTCAGGAATGGATGGCCCCGGTCATCGGCGTCTTTGATGATCCGTCGAAGATCAGCTGGTCACGTTGGAATCTCGGTGACATGGTTGCTGAGCAGAAGGCGTTGGCCATGCGGAGTCTGTTGAATCCTACGCGGGCCCCGTTCGCGGCTAGTCTGACTCAGACTGTTCTAAACGCGCCGGGCTTCCGGAACGTGATGGATATGCTTGGCTTGAATGACGCGCAGATCGGCGGAACGCGTGGAGTCGTGAGTGCTGTGGGTTCGCAGTTCCTCACGCAGGCTCATCGCTTCCGGAATAATGAGACGCTGTTGGCGGCGCAGAATTTGCGGCGTGCTGTGAATCGGCAAGTCGAAGTTCATCTTGATTCAGTGCTCAGCAATGTCAAGCCGTATACCGATCAGCTGGTCAGTGTGGCCGGCGGCAAGAGTCGTGTGTTGTTGAATCAATACATGACTTCCAGCCCGGGCTGGGACATCGAGAAGGCTGTGCCTGTCACTGGCGCTAAGGGCGCTACGATGGTCGCATTTGAGCTGAAAGGTTCGAATCGCAACATCGAGCGACTGAACAAGCTGGGCCAGCAGTGGACCAAGGGCATGACTCTGAAGTCGGCTGATGGCGTGGAAGTTGCGCTTGATGATCTCGGCGATCAGACTCGTATCGCCATGGAGGCGGAATACAAGGCATTGCTCAAGAATCGGAATCAGCTTCGCATTGCGCGCGGCTTGACTCCGATCGACGAGAAATCATTCTACGTTCCGCCCCCGTCGACGAAGGACAAGAAGATCGGGTTCGTCATGGATGCCGATCGCAATGTCATACCCGGCATGACAGTTATCACCAAGACTCAGGCGCAGTTTGATGAGTTCCGTGGACTCATAATGGCTAAGCTTAAGCCTGGCCAGCAGTTTGTGACTCAGAGCGAGATCGAGGATTTTGCTGATCTCTGGGAACAGGCGGAAATGGGCTACACCGACCCGCTTGACTTCATCGATCCGCAGACTCTGAGCGCGGCGAAAGGTCAGCAGACTGGCCGACTCGCTTCTGCTTTCATCAATCCACGTTCGTTCGAGGATTCGTTGGAATACCTGAAGCATGGCTATGAGCAGGTGGGCAGTGGCGTCATTCGTACGATCTTTGATTCACAGCTGAAGATCAGTTCGATTCGACATCAGGCATCCAAGATCACCCATGGCCAGGCCAACATGACCAAGGACATCTGGGAAACCTACGACGAGGCACTGCTTGGAATCTCGGCAACTGCCAATCCGCGTGGCATTACGGGCCTCACGAAAAAAGTTGATGAGCTAGCTGACGCAGCCATTGAGAAAGCATGGGCTGGAATCAATGGTGTCAGTTCCAATTGGGCCCGGGATTTGTTCGCAAAGACTGGGTTCAAGGTGAAAGGGCGAATCAATAACTTCGCTGATCTGGCCCAGGAACTTGGTCCGCATATGCCGTTCGCTGCTGTCAATGACATGGCACAGTACAACTATGGACTCACGCCTCCGTGGAAAGTGAATAAGCTTTCTCGCGGCGTGAATCGCTTTGCCTCCGGCATTGTGCTTCGCTGGCTGGAAGTTCCACACGCCATCATGAACATGACCGGACTCATCACTGCGATGCCGGTCTTGCTGACTGCCAAGAACATCCCGACGCTCGGGAAGATCAATGGTGTGCAGATGATCGATTCGACCAAGATCATGGCACGTGGAATCAAACGCCAGTTCAAGCATAGCGGGCAAGACTGGGACTACATGGTGAAGAACGGTGATACGACTCAGGACGTGGCTGAGTTGCATCATCAACTTGCTCTGCTTGACGGCAAGGGCAAGTTCGGTTCCATCATGCTCGGTGATCCGAAGTTCTCCGATTACGCTAAGCACCCGAAAGGTAGCAAGGCATATTGGAATGGCATGCTGCGATTCAAAGGTGTTGAAGGCATGGCCTCCATCATCACTGATACGTCGGAGAACTTCTCTCGCCGCACGGCGCACTTTGTTGGACTCGAGCTCGCAGACCACCATGGAATCGTTGGCCTTGAGGCCCGGCATAACTTCGCTCGGCAGTTCGCTAATGATACCATCGCCAACTACGACCCTCTGAATCGACCAGAGATTTTCCAGTCGGCATTCGGGAGCATGTATGGACTCTTCCTCAGCTATGCCCAGAACTACTATCAGCGACTCTATCGCTGGGTCGAAGATGGTGACTTCAAGTCCGTCGGCAAATCGATGGCCATGCAATCTGCCATCTTCGGAATCGGCGGCACCCCGGGGTTCCGGGAACTGGCTAGCCTTCTCGGCGGCGAAGAAGATGGTGATGATCTTGTCACCGGAATCTACGAGCGCTTCGGGCCAGCGGTTGGCGCCGTCATTGCTCAGGGTGGGATGAATCAGATCACGACTCTGGTTGGCTTGCCTGCTGTGAGTCTCCACACTCGCGGCGACGTGTCTGTCAGGCATCCGGCTATCGATCTTGCCAAAGGCGTGCCTGCCTTGCCTGTCGGGCTGGAGGTGATTAAGGACCTAATGACCGGCATGACTGGCGTAGTGCAGTCCCTGACAAGCCCTAATGACCCGCAAAGCAGCCGCTATGCCGCCGAAATCATGGCGCGCAATATGCCCAGCCGTGCGATTCGAGGAGCCTTGACAGTCCTCGCGCTGGATGGGCAAGAGGCTGACGTGTTCGGCAATCTGATGTCGGAGACTAAGACCGAAGCGGAGACTTTGTTCCGCATGCTCGGCCTGCGTTCTGCCCGCCAGCAGAAGGAAATCGAGGGGTACTTTTTGAATCAGAAGTCCCTCGCGATCGACAGCGATAGGATGCAATCTGTGCGAGCGGCCAGTCGAGCTGTGATTCGAGCGGGTGAATACGATAAGCTGCCTGGAATCTTCAACAACTATGTTGATGCGGGCGGCAAGCCGTGGAACTACTCGAACTGGGTCGAAGGGCTTATCGAGGAAGCGAGTCAGACGCGTGGTCAGAATCAACTGCATCGGATGATGAAGAGTCCGGGCCATGAAGTGCTGGTCAATCGACTCAGGATGATGGGCTTGACGCAAGAATAGCTGAATCATCGCACGAAAAAAGGCGGGGTCGAAAGACCCCGCCTTTTTTATGCTTTCTTCTCAGGCTTGATTTCCCCCAAGATGATTCGCGTTCCGTACCGCGTTATCTCTCGGTTCGCAGCCATAGCCATCAGGACTTCCTCAGCTTCCCGTCGATTCATCTCGCTTGCCATAGCAGAGATAACATCATCGACTGGAGCCGCATTGCCGTTTTTGCCTTTCAGGAATTGAATCACAATCTGGCGTGCCATGTAAGTCTTGTTCCGCCCAAAGAACTCAAGGGCCTTGTGGAACATTGGCTCAATGTCAGCCAGTAGTTCGTGTGCCAAGCGCACATCTGATTCAATCACCCACGTATCGCTGCGCAATGCAGCAAGGCACATGGCTACTTTCAGGAGAGTACCAGCTCGCCGGCCCTGATAGGCGTCGAGTCTAGGGTCTTCAAGTCTTGGAACGTAATCGTAAAGACTCTTGTAAGCTTCTCGTGCCGCATCACTGAGACCGAAATCCATTCGGTTGTTGTCAATCCACTTGAATCGATCAGTGATTTTTCCTCTGAGGTCAAGCCATTCTTCTGTCGGGTCCGGTGGGATAGGGACTTGTTTGTGATTAGTGTCGCCATAGACGAATAAGATTCGCGTGAGAACACCATGCGTAGCGGCATTTTCTGGCAACATCGCAGCTAGAGAGGAGGGAGTCGTGGCACCTAACAGCGTCACGAGTGGATGCTCAATCTTCGTTTGACTCGCCTTCGTCTCGTAATCAATGCCTTGCCCATCGTAGAGGTCTACGAAGAAGTCAGCCATCTCACGATTCGAAGAACCCCAAAGTCTCCCGAGTTCCGCGCTGAATAGCGCAAGGTCTGATGGTGGCCTCGGATGTAGCATACGCGGAACGATAACGTGTCCATAGCCTGTCCGCAACTCACGGCCCTTATGGCGAGTCAACCCCTGCAACGCAGACATGAGTCCATGCCGTTGCCCGCCTGTGTCCGTCGGTCCGAAATTCAAGCTGGTCCCTGCGAGTAGCGATTCAGCCATGTTGATGGCTGTCGATTTGCGCACGGCAGGAGGCCCAACTATGATGACGAACAGATTCGGACGTACCGTAAGAAAAGCCCCCATACGTAGCTCAGCGTTCTTCCCCAGCAATGCTGCTGCGGCGCTGATCAGTGACCAGATGTGGAAGACACGAGGTGATTCCGTGTCCTCCATCAGATGAAGATATTCATTAACCGACTCGGCCGAGACCGAGTTGAATAGTTCCGCAATCTCTGAGTCGGAATGAACATTTCTCCGACCAACAGCCATAACTGCCCCGTTTCGTTTGAGTCAGGCTGGGGTCAGGTGGCTGTGCCGTCATCCTGCGCACGCTGATAGGCATCTGGCGCCTCAGCTTCATCGCTCTCGACCGCCTCGCTCGGCTGATTGTCGAGTTCCGATTCAGCGGTCACCAGATCGCTGGCCGGTTGATCGTCGATCGGGATGTCGATCTGGTGGTTGTCATCCACCTCGGCGCCGAACTGTTGGCGAATCGTATCGATCGGGTAATCATGTGCCGGGTCTATGCGGGCGCAAAGCAGGTTGACCGGAGGGTTCACCATGTCGGCAATGGCATCGAGATTGAATCGATTGTCATCGTCATATTGCTCACCACTCATGTACTGGCGAGTCGACCGTTCAGTCAGCGAAACCGTCACGAGGTCGAAGCTGCCGAGAATCATGTCGGCGCCATCGGTCCGGAAGAACTCCCACTCGTCCTGGAATCCCCAGTTCTCGATGAGCCAGACCTCGACCTCAGGATGCAGCGCGGCATGCTCAGCGAAGATGCTCGGCAAGAAGTAGGGATGCAGCTGCCGGCTAGCATTGCCGATCTGAATCAACCAGTCGCGGCCGGTGAACAGAAGGTTCGGCACGACTTGCAGCTTCTTCATGTCCTCGTAATCGCCGGGACCTTCGTCGCCGTAGATCGAGCTGAAGAGCGATTCAAGCATTGGCTTGTACGGGCCGACGAGGGAGTAGGCTTGCGCTGTGATCCCGTTCTCCATCAGGAGATTCGCGGCGTGTTCTGCGAGCGTCGATTTGCCGCTCTGCTTCTCGCCGTTAATCAAAACGATAGTCGTCATCGTGAGTCTCCATGTGACGCATGTGTGAAGAGGGCTGGCAACTAGCGTCACACCAATTGCCAGCCCAGCCTGAATCGCCTACCTTGGCGAAAGACGAATCAGGTAACAGCTGCGAACAGCCCCTCCAGTTCGACGAGCAGCGAGATGCGACAGGCCGGGGACATCTGGTCGAGATAGCCGCGATGAGTCATCGTCGCATCCGGGATGATCAGATTGATCAGCGCCTGCACCTTCAGCGGGTCGGTGCCCGGAGTCGTGTAGTCGCCGTTCTTGACGATGCCCTTCATGTCGGCAGTGAGATCAGTTCGGTCGGCAGGAATAGTCATGAATCGCTCCTATGATTGCGCGGTCAAAAGCAATTGCTTCTTCGCGGCTGTAATGTGCGGCGGCTCCAAGATTAGATCAAGGTTAATCTTGATGGCATCGAGCGAGTTGCCTTTGATCTCATGCAAACCAGGCCCCCACGAAAGGCCAGCCTCTGATTCAAGGCCGATCCTGAATTCTTCGAGTCCACCTGTCAGCTTATTCCGAATCACAACTGGGCGCTGCATTGCTTCGTAGATAAAGGCCACGCCTTCTTGCCAATTGGGATGTCGATAGTTGACGTTGAAAGTAAGAGAGTCGTGGGACTGCAAGCGGAGGTCGATTCCATGCTCACGGACAGTAACCATTCGTGGAGTCTGTCCGTAGTGTGGGTTAGGAGCGTCCCGGAATCTGGGTCGGATAATACCGTGAATAAGTTCGTCCATAACCATGTTGATTCGACCGGCCGTCCCTGCTTGTCCAGCTGTGGCTGCAAGACCGCGTAAGACGTTCTTATCAGACTTGGACGAAAGGAATCGCTGGAAATACCCGAATGGTGTGGTGAAACCACCCGTGTCTTGGAACTCTCGCCAGAGATCACTATACCACGAGTCCGCGCCTTCTCGTGCAAACCGAGTGTAGTAGCGGCGATATAGCAACTCGCGAGAGACACAGAACTCAGCCAGAGCTTCTTGATTCCAGAGGCCAGCATCATTGAATCCAACTTCTTTCGCGGCAGCCACGATGGCTTCGCGTCCTGCGGTCATAAGGAGGGTGAGTCCCGCCATGAGGTAGTTGCACCCATGACTGAGCTTCTTTGTGATCTGCCGAATCCCCGTGATCGGATGGACCACGCGGTCGTCCTTCGCTCGCTTGCCTGCCACCACCGAGTCGTAAGTCCAATTCTCAAAAAACAGAGTGGCATTTTGAGAATGCGAATCTTTACCGCTACGGAATAGCTCGATCTTTCGAGGATCACCTGACTCGAAGCTAACGAAGACGTCGTCTGCCGCACTAAAGTCAATGTCAAGCAGGAACGAATCGCGATCCGCAGCCAACCAATCCCGATATGTTTTTCGGAAGTTCTGTGCGTTTCCACCAACATTGATCGGCGAGCGGCTCGAACCAAAGCGAGTCGTCGTTGTCCCGACTCCGCCATAGGATGTATAAAAACGCGGCCCATTTTGCCACTCCGCCACTTTCATGTTGATCAGATTCGAAGTCTGCTTAGCAGGCTCGTTCGCCTCCATGATCGCATTGGTTACGATTCCGATGACAGGATGCTCGCTGCGCATGGCACGCATTGCGATCGCGCCAGTCGAAGCATCCTCGATCTTCTTTACGAATCGCCCGCGAGCATTGCGAGGTTTCGCACCGAGCAGTTGGTACAAGAGTCGCGACTTCTGGGGAGCAGAGTTCGGATTAAATTCTGAGTCCGCAACCAAGTATCGCAACCGAGCGAGCCGAGTAGCCGCATCTTCGGCGAGAGTGATTCCATGTTCGGCTCGACGCACAAGGTCAGCCCGCATCCCCCGGAGGGACATGTGAAGACCATTGATGACTCGGATGTGAGCGTCGATAAAGTTCCGAGCTGATGCTGGCGATCTGGAGAGAAGATCGATAAGACGGAGCATGCAGCGGAGAGTCCGGTCACAATCTTTCCCGTTGTAGAGAAGATACGTTTCCCACGAGTCACTCTTCCGATCTCCCTTCCAATACTGATGATCATCAAGCAACATGCTCGACACGAACGCCAGAGTCTTAGGATACTCTGGGAAGATAGACCAGAACATGGTCATCGAATCAAAGGCGTAGTTCGTCGGCAGCATGTTGTAACGCGCCAACCAGAACAGATCATATGGACCGTTGTGATAGCCGGTCGGAATCCCGAAGGCATTGATTCGCTGACATGCCATGAGGTAATGCCAGAGATCAGTCGGAGTCCCAGCCTGCGGATTCTTCGCCTGATAGAACGGGAAGACGTAGGTCCGAATCTCTGATGTCTTGCCATGTAGCCCGGCAAAGCCGTTCACATTCATAAGCATCAGATCGGGCAGAGTCTCGACGTCGTTGGCAATCAGCGTGCATTCCTGCATGAAGTCGGTCGCTTCCTCAGCGTCACCGCGACCCTGCACAAGACGGATGCCACCAACGTCGGGGGTATACCTGCGTCCTGCTCGCCTCTCAATTCCAGTGTAGACTCGCCATGCCTTTCGGAGATCAGCAGCCAGAATGCGCTCGCCGTAAGGGATGGTGTAAGGCTCCACGAAGAAGTCGTCATCAGAGTCAGCCGTGAATTCATCCTCTGATTCAGCTCCATCATTC